GGGTGGCGGCGGGGGTGTAGGGAGCCTGGTAGGTGTACGCGGCGGAGCGGACGGCGTCCGCGTGTGTGGGGGCCTGGACGGTCTCCAGAAAGTCCGGCTCGTAGTCGTAGGGGGAAGTGATGATGGCGGGCCAGTAGGGGCCGGTGGAGTCGGCGAGGGGCTGGGTGTCCTGCTGGGTGGTGGCCACGGGGTCTCCTTCGGGGTGTGGGGGCCGGGGCGCGCTGTCCGCGCGCCCCGGCGGGGGGCTATGCGCGGGACTGGGCGAGGAACGCGTCGTGGTGGGGCAGGTCGGCCAGGGGCCAGCTGGCCACGAGCGCGATGGGGTAGCAGCCGATTTCGGGGTTCGCGCGGGCGGCGAAGCGTCCCGCCTCGTGCGGCTCGTCCTGGTGGCCCCTGTAGACCTCGAAGGTGTCGGCGTCGAGGTCGACGACGTAGCCCCACTCACAGGCCACGGAGTTGAGGGGGAAGTCCGAGACGTCCTCCACGATCCCGGCGAGGAGGATCAGGTCCGGCTTCCCCTGGGTCTCGGCCAGCAGGCCGTACCAGTCCTCGGGGGTGCGCTCGGGGACCCGGATGTCGTCGTGCTGGCGGACGCGCTCGATGTCGGCAGTGGTCGGGGAGGAGCCGGGGGTCACCACGCGGAGTTCGCGGACGGCCTGACGCAGCGCGTCCATGTCCGTTTCCGCCCCGATCAGCCAGGAGAAGACGGTGTCCCCAAGGACCTCCGGGTAGCTGTCGTGGTGGTTGTAGGCCGTCTTCTCCTGGCTGTCGATGACGAAGGTGATGGATCCGCGCGTGCTCATGCGGTGCCCTTTCGGTGGTGGTGCAGCCCAACTTGTTCCTGTCCCCCCACTATACATAGCCGGGGGGACAGTTTCAACATGGCGGGGGGACAGAAATGACCCTCCGTGCAGCCGCCGTGTGCGCCGGGCACAGGTCCGGCTTCCCCTTCGCCCTGTTCTTCGCGCTGGTCGGCATCCGCCACCCGGCCCGGCGGGCGAGGGGCCGCAGCTCCTTCACGTTCCGCACGGCCCCCCGGGGCGGGTAGTACTCCACGCACCCGGGGGTGTCGCACGAGGCGGTCCACAGGGGGCCGTCCTCGTCCTCGCCCGGCCCGACGGCCACGGTCAGAAGGGAGGCTCGTCGGAGAACCCGCCGCCCCCGCCTCCGCCTCCGGCGGCCCAGGGGTCGTTCTGCGGCGGGGGCCCGCCGGCCTGCCCGCCTCCGAACCCGCCGCCCTGGTTCCCGTAGCCGCCGCCCTGCTGGGCCGGGCCGCCACCGAAGCCACCGCCTCCGCCCTGGCGCTGGGTCTTGGTGACCTTCGCGGTGGCGCTGCGCAGTGCCGGGCCGACCTCCTCGACGTCGATCTCGAACACGGTCCGCTTCTCGCCCTGCTGGGTCTCGTAGTTGCGCTGCTTCAGCCGCCCCTGGACGATGACGCGCATGCCGCGCTGGAGGGTCTCGGCCACGTTCTCCGCGTACTGCTTCCACACGGTGCAGGTGAGGAACATGGACTCGCCGTCCTTCCACTCCCCCGACTGTTTGTCGAAGGTGCGCGGGGTGGAGGCGACGCGGAAGTTGGCGACCGCGGCGCCGCTCGGCGTGAAACGCAGCTCGGGATCGTCCACGAGGTTGCCCACGAGGGTGATCATCGTTTCGCCTGCCATGGTCAGGACTCCTTCTCGGTGTTGGGGAACAGCGGGTTGTGGGTGGCGTCGAGCTCCAGCGCCTCGGACTGCGCGAACATCCACGCGGGGGCGTCCTTGGGGCAGCGGACGACCTTCCCGGCGCGCAGCCACCCCCACGACGCCAGCTCGGCGCTGACGGACGCGTCGTCGGGGTTGTCGAACAGGGCGTCGGTCTCCGTCTCGAAGTGCTGGTAGACGGCGTCGCAGCCGTCCTCGTCGCACACGGCCACGTAGAAGGTGCGGGGCTGGAGACCCATCACGACCCGCCGACCATGTCGTGGGGCTCCTGCGTGGCGTCTTGGTGGCCCATCCCGTAGGAGACGTAGGACGTGTACACGAGGAGGGCGACCCACGCCGCCACGTCGACCAGGACGTAGGCCAGACTCTGGTCGGTCCACAGCACCTCGGTGATCAGCCGGGCGGTGCTGCCGCCCGCGATGATGGCGAACAGGGTCCCGGCGATCGCGATCGTCCGCTCCGGCTGGGCCTGCGAAGGGTCGCGGTTGTCGGTCGTCGGCGGCGCGCTCACCGTCCACCTCCGTCGGGCAGGCCGCGGGGCTCGACGCGGCCGTGCCGGTAGTGCGGGTACGGGTTGGGGACGCGCACGGCCACGCGCTGGTGGCGGTCGAGTTCGTTGCCGTCGGCGTCGTGGTGCTGTTCGTTCTCGTGCGCTTGGACCCACGCCTTCTCGTGGGCGTCGAACTCCTCCTGGGTGGGGTTCTCCGGCGGGCGCGGGATGCGGACGCTGTCGAGCGTGGAGGTCACCCCGGCGGCCTTCGCCTCTTCCGCAGTGAGTTCGTCCACGGCCACCCACTTGCAGGTGTTGACCTGGAAGTCGGGGTGGTCCATGTGGGAGTAGGCGGCGTACAACTGCTCCAGGCGGTGGACGACGTCGAGCTGCCACCAGGTGGGCATGTGCTCCAGCAGCACCCGCGGGATGACGAGGTAGTTCGAGTAGGTGAGGGAGAACCACGTCGACACGTCGTGGCCAGTGCCCTGGGCGGGGTCCTCCAGGCGGTCGGCCATCTGGTCGAGGTAGTCCTGGACGGCCTCGGGGGCGTGGTGCGCCTCCTGGGTCTGCCCGCACTGTCGGCCGCCGTTGAGGACGACTCCGCAGTAGTCGTCGTCCTCGTGGCCAGCGATGGGCTGGTACTCGTGGCGGAGCCGGAGGGTCAGGTCATCCAGGTCAACGAGCATGGTCAGGTCTCCTTCGTGGTGGGGCGCGGGCGTCCGGTCCAGTCCTGACCGGCGGCGATGCGGTCGATGATGCGCAGCGCCCGCTCGTAGCCGGACTGCACGCCGCGGGCGTGCGTGGGGTAGTGCGCGGCCCCGAACGAGGCGGCGTCGCGGGCGGCGGCCTGGCGGAGGCCGTCCTTGATGAGGTCGATGAGCTCGGCTGAGGTGGCCATCACGCCTCCTGCGCGGCCGAGGTGCGGTCGCCGTGGTTCGCGTTGGTGGGGCAGTCCCAGCCACCGTCGGGACGCCGGGGCCATCCGAGGTCGTCGGCGACCTCTCCGACCTCGACGGCGGACGCGTAGTGGGTCTGGCCGTAGTCCGTGGCCAGGGGGGTTCCGCAGGCGCACGTGTAGGTGTGGCAGAGCAGGGTGTCGCGGGCGACGGCCAGGCCCGCGGCGACGTCGGCGGGCAGGGACGCGAGGTGGGCCTCGGCGTCGGCGCGGGTGGGCTGGCACGGGATGCCGGCGGGTCCCTCCCAGTTCTCGCCGGTGGTGGGGCCGGTGGTGTGGATGAGGGTCCACCCCAGGTGGGTGCGGGTGGGTTCGGTGCGGTGTGGCCACCAGGCGTCGTGCAGATCCTGGCGGCACAGGACGCACAGGCCGTCCCGGGAGGTGTCTTCCTCGCAGTCGCGGCACGGGCCGCTCTCGCGGGCGCTCGTGTCGGGCTGCTGGCCCTGCACCGCGGCAACGCAGGTGGGGCACAGCCCCTCGGGGGCGTCGTCCAGGTTGGTGAGGGTCAGCGGTTCGGTGGGGACGACGGAGAGGTTGTCGCAACCGGTGAGCGCGAGGGCCCCGGGCGTGGGGTCGCAGAAGACGAAGGCGAGGATGGTGTGCCGGTACTGGGGGTCGGCGGTGGCGTAGGGGCTGTGGGGGTTCGGGGCGATTCGGGTGCCCATCAGCTGTTCTCCTTCGCGGCCTGGACGCCGGACTCGATCAGCGCGTCGGGGTCGATGCCGGCCTCACGCGCACGGTCGGCCGCCCACTCCGAGGCGTCGCCGAAGACGAACTGGGCCGCGAGGTCCTCCATGACCTTGTCCGCGGCGGCCGGGGCGTGCTCGAGGAGGGCGCGGGCCAGGTAGGCGATGGTGTACGCGGTGGTGGATGCGTGGTAGGCGGTGTGCGCGGCGGCGTTGTCGCCGCGGCTGATGTGGCCTCGGGCGAGGCCGGTCTGGTGCAGGACCACGGCGGTGTGGTGGTCGGCGAGCTGGCGGGGGGTCATGGTCGCCAGGGACGGGATGGGGGCGGCGGTGTCCGGGGTGACGTCCGTGGCGGTGAGGGGGCTCATCGGGTGCTCCTGTCGTGAGGGGGCCCGGGGTGCGCTGCGGGTGCGCGCCCCCGGGGCAGGGCGGGTCAGAAGAGGGCGGCCTGGAGGGGCCCGGCGGGAATCACCCGTGCGCGGGTGGTGTCGGTGCGCGGGTCGTAGTGCGGTCCGTCGACGGAAACCCATCCGGCCATGGCGATCACGTCGGCGACATCCCGGTGCACGGCACCATCGGCGGAGAGGATTTGCCACACCTCGGGGGTCCGGTCGGTGGTGTGCTGGATGGACAGGACGTCGACCCGGCGGCCGTCGGGCAGGGTGCGGTGGCGGGCGAACTCGGCCTCGAAGAACTCGGTTGGCCGGGGCGGCGCGGGGGCTGCGGCGCACTCGGGGCAGTGCGGGCGGCCGAACGCCGAGGGGTTGCCCACGGGGCCTGTGAAGGCGTCCCCGCACATGGTGTGCGTCGGCAGGTCCGGGTCTGCTCGGTGCAGGACGCGGCCGAGATCCAGCGGGCCGGGCGAGATGGCCACGTACTCCCACGGGTCCCACAGCCACCCGGCGTCGGCCCCGGGGCGGAGGTAGGTGCGACGGAAGCCAGCGATCCGAGGGGAGGCAGCCGCAGTGTGGTGCTCGCACGTGCACGTCCACCGGCAGGTGCGGTCGGCGAGCCATACCGAGACTGGGGCGCCAACGTCCAGGACGCACGGCCCGCCCGCGTAGGTCAGGTGGGTCTCCGGGCGGGGCCCGGCCACCTCGGCGGCGCGGCACCGGGCGTGGTCCCCGTGCAGGCAGTGGCCGCTCGGCCCCCACTGGCAGGCGCACACGGGGAGCTGGGCGGGGTGTCCGGTCCCGTACCGGCCGGGGGCACGGCGGGGGCGGGGCGGGGCGTCGCCGGGCAGGTGCGCGTCCCGCACGGCTGCGGTCACGACTGGCTCCCCGGGGTGGGGTGGGCCACGGCAACGTCGCGGGCGGCGAGGTAGTCGCGGAGGGCTTGGGGGCGGATGCGGTACTCGCGGCCGGCGCGGGTCGCGGGCAGGGTGCCGCTCCGGCACCAGCGGGTGATGGTCTTGCGGGTGACCCGCAGGCGGTCGGCGACGTCGCGGACGGTGAGGAGTGTTTCGCCGCTCGGGTGCGGCGGGTGGTCGGTCACGGCCGTGTCCTTCCTGGGCGGTGAGCGTGAGGGGCCCCTGCCCCCGAAGGGGCCTTGAGGGTCACTGAGGTTACTTTAGGGCTCTTTTGGGTTCATGGGTAGCCCCTTGGACGAACGAACCCCCGTTCGGCCGTCTGGGGCCGCACGGGGGCGCGTGAGATGATGCGGGGCGAACCCCGGGTGTCGGAAGCACCCGGGGCTCACCTATGCCGCAGCGGCGACCTTGGGTTCGGGCCGGGTGATGCGTTCCCCGGTGAGGGCCTCGACCTGGGCAGCGCCGAGGTCGCGCATCATCGGCGGGCACACCGCGTTGCCGATCTGGATGACCTGCTGCTCCCTGTTGCCGGTGAGCACGTATCCGGGCGGGAACCCGGACGCGCCCATGTACTCCCCCACCGTGAACATCCGGTACCGCAGGTCGTCCAGGTGGCGGTAGCGGCCTCCGAGGAGAAGCCCGTGCCGGTCCCGGGTGGTGATGGTCGGCAGCGGCCGGTCGGCCGGGCGCGGGCTGGAAGCGCTGTAGTACGGGGACACCAGGTCCGGCACGGTGTACTCGGCTCCGACGGTGCGGGCGTACCGGTCCAGGCCGCGCTGGAGGCGGGCCCGGGTCGCGGGTACGAGCGGCCGGGTGCGGGTGCCGGGCTGGCGCTCCCCGATCCGCAGGGCCGGGGCGGTGCGGTCGATGATGTCGGCCGCCGTGCGCACCGCAGGGAACACCTTCTGATGGCGGCAGCTGGCGTTCGGGCACCGCCAGTCGTACTGCTCCCCGTAGGAGCCCACCCGCACCTCGGGGTTGCGCCACCCCTGCACCGCGGCGACCGGCCCGCACTCGGGGCAGTGGGCGGACGGGCGGGTCCACCGGGCCAGGTCCGGCGCCGTCGCGCCCTTGCGCCAGGCCAGGACGATCAGCCGGTCCCGGGACGTGGCGGCGCCAGGGCCGAGCGCGGTTGCGTACAGGGCGTTCACCGACACCACGGTCCACTCGTAGCCGAGGCTGGTCAGGCCCATGCACCAGGGCGCCCACAGCGCCCACTGCCGGACCTCGAAGACGTTCTCCACGATGAGCCGGGGGTAGCGGTGGTGCTCGGCGAAGCGGAGCACGTCCCACATGGTCGCGCGCGACTTCTCGACGTCGACGTCGACCAGGCCGTCGTCGAACAGGGCGGGCTGGCCGTCGCGCTGTCGGCCGGCGGCCCGGGAGTGCTTGGTGCACTCGGGGGTGAACATGCCGATGTCCGTGCGCGGGTACCGGCGCGGGCTGACTTGGGACAGGTCGGCGGTGTCGTGCAGGGCGCCGGGGAAGTTGGCCTCGTGGGTGGCCATGGCGGTCGGCCAGTGGTTCGCGGCCAGTGCCAGCCGGGTGCCGGGCACCTGGGTGATACCGGCGCCGCCGCCCCCGGCCCCGCCGTAGAAGTCGGACACGGTCACGGTCACGACAGGTCTCCCAGGTCGGCGTGGCGGATGTCGATGTTGATCCACTCGTCGTCGTCGCCGACCAGGACGTCGACCTCGACGGGCTCGTACACGTGCCCGGTGCCGTGCTCGTCGATGTCGGTGAGCAGGACGGGCCACTGGCCGTGGCCTTCGGCGATCAGCTCGCCGAGCCGGGTGTGGAGCTGTTCGAGGTTCACGCTGCCTCCTGGGCGTGGTGGGCGGTGGCGGCCCGGGACAGGGCCTCCTCGTAGATCTCCACCAGCGCCGTCCGGCGCGGGGAGCGGTTGGGGAGCTGCTGCCACATCTCCGGCGGGATGTAGCCGGTCCACCGGGACGGGTCGCTGTAGGCCAGCGGCGGCTCGGTGAGGCGCGCGGCCAGGTCCGGGTGCGCGAGGACCGCGCGGCGCCGCTCAGCGTTCGTGGTCACCTCGATCTCCACCTGACCCAGGCGCATCGCCCGGATCGCCAGCTCCTGCATGAGCTTGATGTCGCCGGGGATACCGGGTTCGCCCTTGCGTCGGAAGGTCACGCCGCACGCCCCTGCCCGTTGATCTCGGCCGCGAGGCGCGCGCGCTGGCGGGCGTTCTGGCGGCGGTCCTCGCCCTCCACGACGGCCCGGTTGGTGACGAACTCGCGCATGCGCGACTCCACCCGGTCGCCGAAGCGGGCCTTGAGCTCGCCGGGGGTCACGTTCGAGGTGATCAGGGTCGGCAGGCGGCGCGGGTTGCGGTGCTCGATGAGCCGGTAGTTGACCTCCTCCACGAACTGGGTGTCCTTGGTGTTGGCCCCCAGGTCGTCCAGGACCAGGAGTGGTGCTCCGGCGATGGAGCGGAACTCGGCCTCGGAGTCGATGCCGTGGCGCGGGCGCAGCCGGGCGTAGAGCTCGGGGCCGTTGACGAACACCCACGGGCAGCGGATACCGGAGACCGCGAGCGCGCGCAGCGCCCCGTAGGCCTGGTAGGTCTTCCCGCGTCCGACCAGGCCCATGATCATCAGGGTGGGGCCCTTGCGGATGGCCAGCATGTCGGAGCGGGACCCCTCGACGGCGGCGGTGACGATCGCTTCCACCCAGGCGATGACGTTGGGGTCGTCGGCGACGGCGTTCGCGTACATGTCGGGGACGGTCTCCTCGACGCGCCGTGCGGCGGCGTCGCGGGCCACCTGGGCAGCGATGGGGTCGGCGTCGCACAGGTCCTCGACGCGGATGATGGTCGGGTCGGTGGGCTGGATCATTACCACTCCTCGTGGAAGGCGGATGAGTCGGTGGGGCCGGCGTAGGGCACGTGGCCGCCAGCGGCAGGACGGAGCTGGACGACGTTGTCGCCCGCGCGGCTCATGTCGCGCATGGGCCAGGAGCCCTCCCACATGCCGTCGGAGAGCCACTTGGAGGACTTCACGGCGTAGTGGAGTTCCTCAGGGGTGGCGCCCTGCCACATACGGCCGTAGAGCTGGGCCCCGGCGACGATCTCCCGGGCGTCCGTGCCGTCAGCAATAGCGCGGGACCAGGCGCGGCGGGCGCCGTCCTTGTCGGTCTTCTTGGGGTAGGCGTCCCAGAACTCGACGAAGAACGGGTCATCCTTCTTCTTCGCCCGTGGCTTGGGAGCGTCCTCGGTGCCGCCGAAGAGATCCGGCGCGCCACTTGGCGCGTCAGCGCCAGGCTGCGTAGCAGAGGTAGTTACCTGTTCCCCTGTTCCCCTGTTCCCCTGTTCCCCTGTTCCAGGGCCGGAGCTGTGCGGAGCTTCCGCCGCGCCGGGGCGGACATTGTCGGAAGTTCCGCTACTCCCCTGTTCAGGGCGGGTTTCGTGGTTGGATCGGGAGTCGTTCTCCTGGTTCTGTTCGGGGGCGGTGCCCTCGTGCCGCGCCTGGACCTCAGGGGCCTTTGCGGGGGTCTGCGCCGGGTCGTTCCCGGGCTCCGCAGAGGGCCCAGAATCTTCCGCCGCACCGCGTCGGAGATTGTCGGAAGTTCCGCCCCTTCGCTGGTCACGGGCCAGGAAGTCCCACGGTTCGCCCTTATCGGGGGCGGGGTACTTCGACTGGGCGGTCCGCTCGTTGCGCTGGTGCCGCTTCCAGGAGGGGATGGCGTAGTAAGGGCGTCCACCGACCTTGTAGAACTGCACTCCGAACAGGTCGCGGACCTGGGCGAGGGTGTTCTTGAACCCAGCCATGGTGGCGACCTCCGGGGCGTCCTCCTCCTCGTCGAAGGGGAACGCGAACCCCTGGAGCTCACGGAGCTGGCAGGTGCCCCTCCCCGCGTCGTCTGCCCAGTTCCACATGGCGATGAAGAGCAGACGCGCCCAAGGGCTGATGGTTTCGATGCCGGGACTGCTCCAGAACTCCGGCTTCGTGGTGCGGATACGCGGCATGTGTGCGCCTTCAGTACTTCGGGTTCGGATGGTGGGGGCCGCCCCGGTGCGGGGCCGGGGCGGCGCAGGGTGGGTCAGCCGACGGCCAGGCTGAGCGCGAGCGCGAAGGCGACCCCGCTGGCACGGTCGGGGCAGATCCCCCATCCCGCGGGTCCGGCCTTGGGGTGGAAGACCCACCACGTGCCGTCCTCCTGCTGGGTGACAATCGCGAGTCCGCCGGGACCGTCGTAGGTGAACTGGCGGGCGGCCTCCAAGAGCTTGCGTGCGTCGGCGAGCTGCCTCCGGACGCGCTCCAGCTCGGCCGTCACCTCGTCCAGGTCCGACAGCGCCTGGTCGTGCTGCGTGGGGGGCTCCGTAACGGCCTGGCCGTCCACGGTGGCGCGGACGAACCGCCAGTCGCGCTCGTCGTCCTCGTATTCGTCGGGGTCGTCGATCGGCCTAGACCCACCGATCGCCTCGTCCAGGGACAGGGCCTCGACCTCGACAGTGCGGTGCTGGTGGGCCTCGAAGGTGAGTGCGTACAACACGGGGTTCTCCTCTCAGAGGTCAGGGGTTAGCGGGCGTCGTGGACGTCGACGGCGAGGTGGCGCACCTCGCGGCGGACCCAGGCCAGGTCCCGGTAGAAGTCGGAGGACATCGCCTGCTCGAAGTCGCTCATGCGGGCAAACGCGGCGGGCACGAGGTCGCCGATGTGGTCGCACGAGAACCCGATCCACCAGCGGCCGTCGGGCTCCCCCGCCGTCCAGGAGATGTGCTCGTTGCCCAGCGCGGAGTAGGTGAGGCCGCCGTGGGTGTCGTCGTAGGAGCCGGTCAGGTCCGGCAGCTGCCGGGAGTGCCAGGGGTGGTCCTCGGGTACGGCCACGTACCCGCACAGGTGTCCGCCAGCGGCGCGCGCCACCAGGCACAGCAGGCCGCTCGCGTCGTCCTTCCACTGGTCGCGGTCGGGCTCGTCCTGCCAGAGGCCGTCCGGCCACTCGGGGTGCGTCATCGTCTGTCTCCTCGGGTGCTTGTCTGTTGGGGGGCCGCCCCCCCACTTCCCTGGGGGGCGGCCCGGGTGCCGTCAGGAGGACGGCAGGTGTCGCACCCAGCGGCCGAGGCGAAGCAGCTCCAGGAGGTGGGCCACCTCCTTGGCCACGGCCTTCGGCTCGGGGTTGACCTCGCCGTCGGGGCGCACCGGGTAGTGGTGGGCGCGGGTGGAAATGAGCCACCCCGCGCCGGACAGCGGCCCTTCGTCGGGGTGGCTGTTCCACACCAGGTCGGCGTGCAGGCCCGTCGACCAGTCGCGCTGGATCTCCACCCCCACCCACTCCCTCCCCAGCTCCTTGGCCAGCTCGGGCGTGTCCATCTCGACGTGGGAGACGGGGATGCCCACCTCGCCCAGGGCCTCGGCGACCTGGTCGGCGTAGGAGCGGATCTCGGCGCGGTTCGTGGGCTTGGGCATCGGGGTCTCCTTGGGGGTGGTGGCGGCCCCGTGTGCGGGGCCGCCGTGCGGCGTTGGGGGTCAGGCGGACTGGCGGCGGTTGTACTCGGTGACGACGGCGTCGCGGGCGTGGGTGGGGTAGCCGAACTCGGGCTGGTTGCGCAGGTCCAGGGGGACGTAGCCCTGGCGGTCGGCGGTGAGGAGCCAGCCCTCCCAGGTGCCCTCGGCGGTGCGGACGATCGCGCCGATCTCGGTGCCGTTGTCGGTGACGGGGAGGGGGCGGGTGCGGGTCGCGGTGTTGGCCATCGGTGTCTCCCTGGTTCTGGGGGATGCCCCCAACTTGTTGCTGTCCCCCCACTATACACAGACGGGGGGACAGTTACAAATAAATGGGGGGACAGTTTGGGGTGTGTGGCCACGCACCCCTGCCACCAGCACGAACAGCCGCCGCAGCCTCCCCGAAACCCAACCGCTCCAACTCGAGCACCACCCGTGCCCGCTCCTGCGCCCGCGTCCGCGCCACGAACCCCTCCACCCGCGCCACCTGCTCACGGGACGCCGACGTCGGATCGAACTCCGCCGCTTGGAGGGCCGCATCCACAACCGCGCTCACGACCGCGCCACCCCCTCCCACACCCGGATCGGGTGCCGGTGCGTGCGCGGGTCCGTCGAAGGCGTGTAGCCCACCCCGCGGATCAACCCGGCCTTGACGGCCGCCTGGAACCGGCCGCCGACCGCCCCCGGCCGAACCCCCTCCGGGATCTCCCCCCGCAGATCGTTCGCAGAGAACCGCTCCCCCGTCGCCGCCCGGCGCGCGATCAGCGCGTCCAGGCCCGCGATCCCCTCCGGCAGGGACGCCCGCACCGCGCGCCCCATGCCCTCCTCTGCGCGCCGGCCACCCTCGGCCAGCGCTTCCTCGATCGTCAGCTGCATGTCCCCTCCCTGGGGGTTCGAGTGGGCCCGCCGTGCCCATGGCGATCCGAGGGCACGACGGGCGGACAGTGGGTTAGGCGGCCGGCACCGCGGGCAGCGGACGTCGGGGGGCGCTCTCGGATTCGAGATCCAGCGGCACCGCGTCCGGGTCGGTGATGTCCAGCCCCGCCCATGCCGCAGCCGGAACCCATCCCTCCCGGGCGGCCTTGCGGCGGGACCGCTCCGCGTCCGCAGCCGACGCCGGAACAGGGAGGGTCCCCCACATACGCCGGATGGCGATCGCGCTCGAGAGCCGCACCTCCGGGTACACGCCGCGGCGAATCTTGCCGAGCGCAGTCACCGTCAGCCCTGACGCATCGGCCATCGTGGTCAGCGAGTGCCCGGCCGCGGTCATGGCCTGGAGTATGCGTCGGGGGCCGGTGGCGTCCACCAGGGCGGGGGGCGGCCCATCGGTGGTGTCTGCGGGGTCCGGGACGATCACCAGGGCGCACGCCTCCTCCAGGGGCCCCTGTGCCTCTTCCTCCTCCGAGACGTCCCCCGGCTCTGGTTCGTCCGCTGCGGCCTCCCGGGCGGCAGCGGCAGCGAGGACCTGCGCGACGATCCCCTCCAGGTCGACGGGCTCCTCGGCCCGGCGCCGCGCCATCACCCTCTTGCGGACCCGCGCACGCTCGTCTTCGGTCAGCCCGCCCCACATGCCCCATTGCTTCGCCGGGGGCCGCTCCAGCTCGACCTCCAAGCAGTCCAGCCGCACCGGACACGCGGCACAGATCTCCCGCGCGGCGGCCTCTCGGGCCTCGCGCTCGGGCTGGCGTTCACCGGGCGGACCGAAGAAGAGCACCAGGTCCTCGCCGCGGCACTCGGCGTCGTCCTGCCACCGCCACACCGTGGACCTCCTCACGGGGCCACCTCCAGCTGGCGGACGAGGATGACCACGCCGGGAACACGGCGGGCGTACAGGTCGAACACGTCGGGGTCGTCCGCCACGTAGCGCTTCGCGAGGGCCCCGTACTCGACCACCCGGGCGTCGTCCTTCCACAGGCCCGCGGACGTGAGCGCGTCCTCGGTGGACCGGGCGAGCTTGGACAGGTCGGGCGGCCCGGTCGGGTGGGCGGTCTTCGCCCAGCCCTTCAGCACGCCTTCGTTGCGCCCGGTCCCGTAGTGCGACTTTGGGCGAGCGATCGAGAAGACCATGTCCACCGACAAGGCACCGGGGAGCGGGAACCGCGACCGGTTGGGCTGCCGGTACATCCACACCTCGGCGGCCGTGCGCACGTCCTCGCGCCACGGCCTGACATATTCCGACATCTCGACCATGGCGATCTTCTCGCCGCGGGCGAACGCCTTCTTGCTGCCCTGGGGTGCGGGCCTCCCTGCGACGTTGAGGTAGACGTCGGTCCCTGCTGGGATGAGTTTCACGTGGTGCTCCTGCTGATGAAGGGGGCCGCCCCGTGCCCCACGCGACGGGGCGGCCCGAAGGGGGAAGGTCTAGTAGCGCTGCTCGGCCTGGCGGAGCAGCTCCTCAGCGACCTTGTGGCCGCCGTACCTACGGCGAAGCTCCCGGACTGCAGACCGCAGGTCGGAGTCCGTCGGCGAAGGAACCGGCTGACACCGGCTGGTACGCCCGTCCTCGAACCCGCGGTCGTAGATGCGCTGCCAGTCGAGACGGGAAGCTGCACCGTCGTGCGGCATCCGGCAGTTCGAGCACGGCGCGTCGGTGGTGCTGGTCGCCGGGTCGATACCGGCACCACCGCACCGGCCGCACTCGGCGCCCGCAACCTGTCCGGCGGGGGCTGCGCTGGTGGGGGTGCTCATCGGGTCTCCTGCGGGGGCTGGTAGGGGCGGCGGGTGGGCATGTCGATGGGCTCGATCACGGCCCACAGCATCGGGTCCACCCACGGGGTGCGGCCCGGGTCGGTGTCCAGGACCGGCGGGGCGGCCGGGGCCGGCCGCGGCGGGGAAGCCTCCGAGCGGGCACGCACCCGCGGGGCGACCTCCGCTGGAGAGGGGGTCTTCGGAAGCTCGTCATGGCCGACCAGCCAGCCCCTGAGGTTCTGCATCCAGGTGTTCACTCGGAGCCTCCGGTCAGGTCGTCGGGCACGTAGTCGGGGACGTCGATCTCGACGTCGGCGGCGATCATCTGCGTGGCGAACCGCTCCAAGTGCTCCGCGGCGTGCAGCGCCAGCGCCGCCAGCTCGGCGTCCGACACCTCGCGGGCGCCGATCACCGACCGGGCGTGGGCAAACAGCACGGCGTGCAAGGTTCGGTGGGCGCACCGCAGGTTGTACTCCGGGGTGCCGGGGCCGGTCGCGAGGAGAAGCGCGAGCGGCGGGGCCGCCGCCCCCCGGAGGGGGCGGCGGAACGTGAGGATGCGGCCGAGGTCGTTGACGGTGAGTTCCCGCAGGAACCGGCCCAGGCTCATCGCTGCCTCCGCTCGGCGCGGGCGACCACGAGGACCAGGACTGCCGCGACGAACGCCGTGGCGAGGATGGCCACGATGAGGATCACGACCCACCCCCGGAGTTCACGAAGTTCATCTCGGCCTTCTGGGCGGAGAAGATGCTCCGACCAACCTCCACGCGGGTGTGCAGCGCCCGGATGTGCGCCTGCTGAACCTTCGTGACGGACTCCGCGAGCGACCAGGTGCGCCACTGCTTCTCGCACTCCAGCCACGCGGTCTGCTTGCGCATCTCCGCCGACCCGGGCGTGTCCCGGAAGGCGCGCGCGAACGCGGCCTTGAAGTCGCCCTCGGTGCCCACCCGAATCTCGTCCAGGCGACGGAGCTCGACGACGGCCGCAGCAAGCTCACGGGAGATCGCCTTGAGCTCCTGAAAGGTCTGTTCCAGCTCAGACATCGGACCCGCCCTTGGTCTCCTGCGGGCCCGGCGTCTGCACCTGCGGGCCGCCCTCCTGCGCCGGGGGCAGGGCGGGGCGGGCGTGGACGCCGTCGGCCGTCACGTCGGTGCGCACGGCCCCGTCGTGGGCGAGTGCCTGCGCCAGCTCCGGCGTCTTCGGCAGGATCTTGAACAGGGTGCGGATGACCGTCTTCTTGGCCATCTCGTCGTAGTGGTCCTTCCACGGGCCGAAGTCCGGCTGCTTGGACTGGCGGCGGTGCTCCTCGATCTCGTCCGGCTCCATCACCAGGAACACGAACCCGCCGTTGGACAGGTGGGCGACCGCGTAGTAGTCCGTCACCGGTCCGCGCTCACCCCGGGCGGGCTTGTGCCGCAGGTACCGCTGGGTGCCGTACTCGTAGTCGAAGGCGTCCCGCTCCCGAACCGCCTGCACGTCGATCCCGGCCGCCAGCGGGTGCTGCCAGAACAGCTTGAGCATGCCCTTGTAGCCGATGACCAGCTGGACCTGGTGCTCCCCGTCCCGGCTGCTGTAGAACGGCAGCAGGTACGCCTCACCGGCCGCCCCGCCCGGTTCCAGCCCCAGCTGGACGCAGTTCATCAGCGCCCCGGTGAACGACTGGAGGTTGGCCTTCCCCAGGTTCTTGACGTTCTTGACCTCGGTCAGGGCGATGCGCGCCATACGGTCCGCGCTGATCATCCCGGGCAGGGCCCGTTCCATCTGCGGGATCATCTGCTCGATCGCCTGGTGCGGCGTGCGCGGGGGCACCGCAACCTGCTGGCCGGCGTTCTCCTGCTCCAGCGAGGGAGAGTCCTGGCGGGAGGTGTTCTCGGCCTTGGCGGCCAGGGCCTGGTTCAGGGAGTGGTGGTTCACTTCTGGGTCCTCTCAGCGGGCACGCGCAGCACACGCGCCCGGAACTGGGCGTAGATCTCGGGGTGGTCGACGGCCAGGCGCTTGTCGTCGACGGCGGCGACCTGGTGGATGTACTCGCGCGCCAGGTCGGGGTGCGCCTCACGGAACCGCTTCGCGGCGAAGGTCCCGTTGGCCTTGTAGGTGAACAGCTCAGCGCTGTCGTCCTCGCCGACGATCACCTCGGCCGCCCCGGCGAGCTTGCGCAGCCGGTTCTTCACCCCGCGCAGGGCCGCGGTGGCTTCCTTCTCAGCGACCTTCAGCCGCTCCAGCTCGGCCAGCAGCGGCTCCACCTCGGCCGGGTCGACGTTGGCGATCGCACCCGGGTCGACCTGGTACAGGTGGCCCAGGAGTTCGCTGGTGGCCTCGGAAGAGTCGATCTGCGGCTCCCGGCCCTCCAGCACCCCCCGCCAGAAGTCCGCAACGAGCGTGACCAGGTTGGCTTCCAGCTCGTGGTCGCGCTCGATCCTGTGCCACCGAACCTTGTTGCCGCCGATGAGGGCGGCCACCGCCGCGTAGGGGTAGCCGGAGACGGCCATCCCCCAGTGGCCCTGGATCGCGGGCGCGGCCGGGACACCGTCCTCCCACTGGTCGAGCTGGTACTCGCTGCGGTTCTTCACCTCCAACACGCCCCGCTCCCCCCAGGGGTCGGAGGCGATGCCGTCGAGGTTGACGCGCATCCACGGGGCCTCGGCGTGCGCGAGGGTGCCGGGGGCACGCTCCCAGGAGTAGCCGGACCGGTGTGCCCACCGGTCCGCGATGACGTCCTGGAGGGCGTGCCCCATCTCGCCGTACTCGGCCAGGTCGGGGTTCTCGGGCAGGGTCGGCATCTCCCCGCGCTTCTCCAGGTACACCGACAGCGGCGACGTGTACCGGCTCATGCCCAGCGCGGCGGCCACGTCCGACCCGCCCATGCCACCGAGACGGGTCTGGTGCCACTCCGGCGACCCGTCGGGCGCGGTCGACACGACGTAGGCGGTCGGGGTCACGAGCGCCCGGGTGCCCGGGCGCTCCTCGATGACGGTCACAGCTGTCGTCCCTCCGTCGTCACAGGGCAGGTGCGGTCGTGGATCTTCGCCGTCGCTTTGGCCTGGACGTCGTCGACGAAGCCGCGCTCGACCCCGCCGCACCGGAAGTGCCGGAAGCCGGTGCCGCCGTCGACCAGCTCCCACGCGGGCGCCGGGCTCGGCGTCGGGTCAGGAATCGGGGCGGTCTTCGCCGGGGCCTGCTCCACCTCGGCCCGGTGGGCGCGCATCGCCCGGCGGTTCTCGGCGGCGCGGGACTCCGCGGAGCCGAGCAGGAGGGCCCGGCGCACCAGGCGCTCCAGGGCGGGCAGGTGTCCGGCCTCGGCGGCGTGGGAGAGGGCGACGCGCTCAGGCTCGAAGACCTCCAGGCCGGAGTTCTCGATGCTGTCGAACGCGCGCTGGAGGGTGGCGTCGGCGGCCATCAAGTTCGGGTCGTAGCTCACGACGCCTCCCCGTGGTCCGCGATCAGCTCGCGGTCCTGGTAGTAGCCGTCCAGCTGACCGAGCGCGTACACGAGCGACTCGATCGTGCAGCGGGCGCCGGTCGGGTCGCCGTCCGCGACCGTCAGCGTCTGGGTGATCCCGGTGGCGGGGTCGGTGACCTCCACCGCAGGCTCCGCACTCAGGCGGGGAACGGCGGCGTCCCCCATCAGGGGGAGGACGAGATCGACCGTGTGGTCGATCGGGCTAGGGTGTTTCACGGCACTGCTCCTGTCAGGTTGGTGGTGCCTACGCCCTCGCCCTGGGGTCCAAGCCGGGCGGGGGCATCTTCATGCGCGCGGTCAGGCCGCGCGGGTGCTCGGCTCAACGGCGGTCGTCGCGGGGACGCACATGCGGGAGATCTCGCGGGCGACGCTGGGCGGGAGCGGGCCGACGATGATCGAGCCCAGACGGCCGACCAGTGCGGTACTCCACGCCTGCCCCGGACGCGGCGGCCCGGTCAGGTACTTCACGTACTCCTCGCGCGGGGTGCCGGTGTAGGCCACCGACGCCTGAATGTGCGGCTCACACTCGGCCAGGAACGCGGTCAGGTCAGGGGTTTCGGTCGGCCCGCTCATGCCGATTCGCCAAGTTCTGTGCCGTCGGCCGTGGGGAGGGTGGGGAAGCTGATGTCCTCCAGCTCCGCAGCGAGCGCGTCGGCGATCCCTACCGCCGTTTCCGGCGCGGCGCGGCGCTTCCCGCGCTCGATCCGGGAGATCGACGACGGCGTGACACCAGCGACATCAGCGATCTCGCGCTGTGTCAGGCCTGCCTTCTTCCTCAGCTCCCGCACGGCCAAGCCGTAGATTTTTCGTGTCGCCATGAGGGCACTCTAGGGGACTTCTGGGCACATTCACAACCCTTGAAGGGTTCTTTTGGGTTCATGCGGAGTCCCAAACCCCACCAGTAAAGTTGGGAACTTTTTTGCACCCGGCTATCCGTCGAGAATCCTTACGGGGTAGCATCTGCGCGAGACTGGGGCCCGAGCCCAAATGTGCCCAAAGGGCCCCTTCGGGGGGTGAATCGCGAAGGAGCGAGCATGACTGACACGCCTGAACTCGACTACTGGAAGCGCATCGCAAGTTGCCTACAGCGACAGCGCGTAACGCTGCACCCCGACTACGCGGTGCGTCGGGCGTGGATCAAGCACACCGTCCCTCTCGGACTGAAGAAACGGGTCGTGGACGACCTGGAACAAGGAGCCCGCGGCAACTTCAAAAAGTCGACACTCGCCCTGGCCGAACGGCTCTATGGTCTGCCTGAGGGGTGGATTACCGACTCCCTCGAATCGATGCGCGCCGGCGGAGACCCCCTCCCTCTCCCCGAGCAGCCCGTCTCCCACACCGGCCCCATACTTGTGCCCGCAGGACAGCACCCGCCGGGCCATCAAGGCGAGCCAGCGCAGATACTGCGCGGCATCCCTCCCCTGGAGAAGGACGAGAAGCTCACCGTCTGGGACTCCGGAGACGGCCGGCTGGACTACGAGTTCGTGAAGAAGGAGATCCCTGGAGCCCGGTCGCCCGTGACGCTCACCGCGGACTACCCGGCCGAGGACACCCTGGAGGCCGTGGTGCGGCGCCTACGCCACACGGTTCTCGGTCTTCACAGGTGAACACCAGGTGACCTGGTGAACCGGATTTACCTCTTGTGCGTCGTATTGTCACGAGGCGATGTAAACCCCGCCTCTGCATAGCCATGCCCGAACGACCTTTTGTGGCGTTTTGCCTGGTCAGATAGGGTAAAATTTGTCACGACGGTGTGATTTGGGCTTTACCAAAGTGACCCAGATCACATAGCGTCGCAGATCCGCCCACCCGGGCACCCCCGACCTTCCCCCGGGGCCTCCTACCACGACGCGAGGCGGTCTACGGTGATCCCCTACCCCTTCCACCCACCATCCGACGGCCGGATGATCCCCTTCTACGTCACCATCGCGAAGCTGGGTGACAGCAGCCGAGCTGGGCAGCGCTTCGTCTTCGATGACCGCATCGTGTGGGCCCTCCAGGACCACGCACCCGTCACCGAAACCGCCGTCGCAAGCTTCAACGACTTGTCCGAGGCCGAGCAGATCGCCATGCTCATCGGCTTCAACATCCACTGGCCGCTCGAAGCGGTCCGCCGCAACCCCGAAGCCGCGCTGGGTCCCCTCTACCGCGGCTTCGCTACTGCGGACATCATCCCGGCAGCGCTCCAGGAACCCGCCCGACTCAGGGCATAGCCCCCAGGGCATAGACAAGCCCCGGCCGTTCGGCCGGGGCTTTCCCGTGCACCACCTACGCGGCAAGCACGCCCTTCCACGCGACCCTGACATGCTGCTCAGGCAGAAGCTTGCGCCGACCCACATTCCCCACGGCCAGCATCCGCACCTCCTTCGCAAGCAGCCGCACAGCTGCCCGCCGCTGCGCTTGCGTCCACCCGGACCACACTCGACGGGCCGCCTGCGCAGACCCCGCAGCCAGCTCCACCAGAAGCGGATCCACCATCACCGGACGCGCCGCCACCCGCGCCGCCTCCAGCTGCATCAGCAACGGCTTCTCCGCGCGCTCCCCCATCTGCCAGGAAACCCGTCCTGCCTCTACCGCCTCATACAGGCCGGCAAGCTCAGCCTCCAGCTCCTCGACCTGCTTCTCGGCCGCCGTCAGCGCCTCCCGATTCTCCCGAGGGACCAGAGCAGCCCGCACATCCGGGTGCTCCAGCCGGTCGAACAGGAACGACTGGAACGCCTCGTCGAGAACCGCCACCCGCCGCGACCCGTGAACCGGCGCCCCCTTCCCCAGCCCCACACACCGGTACAGACGGACGTTCTCCCGCTTGATCGGCACCGCGTACACCACGGCCCCACACTCATCGCACAGCGCGATCCCCGACAGCAGATCCATCGAGGATTGCTCCCGCGGGAGCCGTCCGTTGTTGTTCTCCTTCGGAGTGAGTGCCTCCTGGACCGCCTGCCACCGCGGCGGCGCCAGCACCGCCTGCCAGCCGCCCTGCTCGATCACCCGCCCGTTGTACCCGCGCTTGCCCTTCAGCGTGGGGGAGGACAGCAGCTGCTTCACCGTCTTGTGCGTCCACCCCTTCGACCGCACCTTCCGGCCGTTCTTCAGCTCCCGCGTCTCCCCCAGGAGTTGCCCACGTGGCGTCCGCACCCCACGCCGGTTCAAGTCCGCAGCGATCGCCGTGGGGGTGTGCTTGTCCTCAAGCAGCCGATCCGCGATCTCCACGACGAGAGCCGCCCGCTGAGGGTGGATCACCTGCCGCACCAGCTCCCCAGTGTCCGGGTCGTAGTCCCGGGTGTACGCGTAGTGGGCGTACCCGTGCGGGCGCCCTTCCTCCGCGTGCGCATCCACGTCCCGCAGCACCCGCTTCCGAGTGGTGCCGGACTCCTGAATCACCTTGGCCATCTGCGTGTCGAGGTACCCCATGTCATCGGGGTCGTTGGTGTCCCAGAGTCGTTTGTCGAGTCCGATGTAGACATTGTTGTCCTGGCAGGCCAGCACCAGGTGCGCCCACACCATCCTGTCGCGGGTGCCTCGGGACAGCTCCCACAGCCACAGGATGTCTGCGCCACCTGCGCGAATCAGTGCCTCGACCTTGGGCCAGTCCTCCCGAACTCCGGCCGCCCACTCGCTAGCGGAGATGTCGTTGTCGGAGAACTCGGCCACCACATCCCAGTCGTGCTCCTCTGCCCGTCTGCGGCCGATCTTCAGCTGCTGACCTACCGACCGGCCCTGATGGGAGTCCTGAGACACGCGCGCGTAGATGACGACGCGCAGCCGCCGCGGGGGCATCCTCGCACCGGACATACCGGCCGCACCCAGGCGAGCCTCGTGTAGGGCAGTTACGCTGGCCCCGTGCCCGCCCGTGGCAGCCACCCTGTGCCCGGCAGGGCCGCGCCCGTTCGCCGTCGCACATATCGGGGAAGATCTATGGCCCCTCACCAGCCCAAACGTGCGCTCTGCGGTGCATGGCGCGTACTGAGTGTGGCGGAAGCTCGTCAAGACTGAGGGCATGGGGCTATAGTAGACCCCGAATCACCACACTAAGAGTTCTTCGCCTTGCTGAAGAACCCTTAATAGCACCTTAAATATGTGCGCCCCCGGGCGGTGCGGACACACCACCTGAGGGCTGACCCGCCCCTGAGCACACCAGGAGACGAGCTGTGATGACCGTACCCTCTGGCGTCCCCGTGGACGCCGCCGCCCTCGCGCTTGACGGGATTGTGACCCTCGCGCGAATGCTGACCCTCACCGAGTGGGCTGTGCTCGTCGCCTGCTTCTCCCTCCTCGCGGCGACGTTCTTCCTCGCGACCTTCACCCGTCCGTTCTTCGTGGATCAGGCCCCCTCCTCCCGATAGGCGTGCGGCCCCGCTGGTACCCGCCCCTGCACCCGTCGGGCGCCGGCGGGACTGTACGCCCACAACAAGGAGGACCCATGGCCACCGTGATCATCTACCGCGTCGACGGCACCGAAGAGACCAAGACGGTTCGGGACGAGGACACCGCCCAGTACGACGACCTGCCGTTCACCGACCCGAACGTGGTCCGCACCGAGATCCGATTCTGATGCCCGGCCGAGTCGCCGCTGGCGTCGCCATCAGCGCGGGAACGCACGCGCTGATCGACAGGCGTTGGCCGGTGCGCGAGTGGATGGACCGCGCCGGCGCCAGCCGATTCCGACAGCACGGCGGCGCGGCGCATGTCGACCAGGCCATGCATCACGTCGCCCTGTACGCCGCGGCCCTCGTGATCGCTGGCCGCTGAACATCTGCCCGCCCCCTCGCCGGGGGCGGGCCCCACTCTCCTGGAGGATCCGGTGTCCGACACCGCGACTGCCCGCAGTGTCGGGCCCCACACCCAGCTCGGTCCCGCCTGGACCCGGCTGCCGACCAACCCCGAGCGCTCCCGCGAGGCCGCCGACCGCGCCCTGGCCGAGTGCCAGGTCGACCCGACCACGGGCCTGTGGCCGTCGGGTCGGGGCCCCTCCCCGTCGTGGCAGCGGCTGATCAAGGAAGCCGCTGCGGCGGCTACGGCGGCCGACGAGGAGGAGATCGCAGCATGATCGAGTCCGCCAACATCGCCGCCAGCGTGGTGTTCCTGATCGTCGCGTTGGTCCTGTGGTTCGCGAAGACCTGGCCCAAGTTGCAGCTCATCCTGTTCATCCTCGCGGGTGCGGGCATGTCCGCCGGGGTCATCGGCGGCGGGATCCAGGACGGTGTCGTCGGTCTGATCGACGGCGTGAACCGGGGCATGGTCTGGGCGTTCGGGTCGCCCGTTCCCGGGCTGCTCGCCGTCCTCGCCGTCGTCATCATCGTCCTGACCTGGATGGGCAAGGTGGGGTGGATGAAGAAGGCCGCCCGCTATGTGCCGGGCCTCACCGCGCTGGCCGCGCCGATCATCTGGCACCTGACGGGCGGGATTTTCGCCCCCCTCGCTCTGATCGTCGGCAGCTTCGGTTCCATCATCGGCGCGATCATCTTCGGAACCATGGGCCTGACCTTCTAACCCCTCTCGGAGGAACCATGCGTAGTACCCGTAACTCCCTGTTCGCCGTCGCCATCGGCGGAAGCATCGGCTTCCTGGCCGTCCGCCCCGACCTTGGCGCCGTTGGTGAAGTCCTGGACGCGCAGGCCGAGATCCTCGGACTCGAGATCGCCATGGTCGCCCCGGTCCTGTTTCTCCTCGCCGTGCTGACCGTCTTCCTCTTCGTCCTGGTCGAGATCGTGACCGGGGTCGTGGACCTCGTTACCTGGCTGATCCGGCGCCACCGCAACCGCAACGCCCCCGCGGAGGTGCACGGTGACCGCTGAGCCGACCGACGCTCAGGTCATCCCGCTGCGCCCCCGGCGTGACGCCGAGGACCGGCCGATCCGTCCCGAGTGGACGGGCCGCGCCGGCCGTCGGCGTGCCGACCGGCCGACCGTCGGGGCGTCGGGTGGACCCGCCGCCCGACCCGACACCCCGACCGACCACCCGACGCCCGACCCCGACCTGGAGAAGACGCAGGTCATCAGGCGTCGGCGTCTACCGACCCTGCCGTCGGGGATCGGCGCGGCCACGCTCGCCGTGCCCGCCCGGTGCGCGTGCTGCGTGGGGCGCGGCATCAAGGCCGGCGGGGACCGGTTCGGCGAGTGGGCGTCCGAGAAGGGCCACAAGGCCGAGCGGGCGAAGAAGACCCTCTGGTGGGTCGTCGGCGGGGTGGCCGTCCTGTACGTGACCGCTCCCTATGGCCTGCTGTGCCTGCTCACCGTCGGCGCCATCGCCGCGGTGGTCGCGGGCCGGAGGGTCCCTCCGGCGGTGTCGGGTGGGGCCGACGCTCCGGGCAGGACGTTCACCGGCCCGACCGCTCCCCGAGCCGACACGTCGGGCAACGAACCGACCATCCCGGCCGACCACCCGACGCCTCCCCCGCTGCCCGACTACACGGTGGCCGACCACCCGACCGACAGCACCGACGGCGCGAGCCGCTACTCCGGGCCCGCCATGACGGCCCGCATCACCCCGGCGACCCTGACCGCCGAAGCGCTCCCCACCCTGCTCGCCCAGGCCGGGATCATCCGACCGGCCGACCGACGGCTGGTCGTCGTCGAGGGAGAACCGACCCGACACCCGACCGGGGCGGTGTCGGCGTCCATGCTGCTGCCGCCCGGCGCCGACGCGGAGGAGGTCATCGCGCAGGCGCGGGTGGTCGCGTCCGCGCTGGGTGTCGGCAAGATGCTCGTCGGGCTGTCGGCCGACCCCGAGCACGCGGGTCGGCTGGAGCTGTATGTGGCCGACGCCGACCCGTTCACGGAGTCGGTTCCGTCGCCGTTGGTCGGTCGGGAGGAGGAGCTGTCGGTGTGGGAACGGCTGCCGGTCGGGTGGGACGTGCGTATGGACTCGGTTGCGCTGCGTCTGGTTGACGCGTCCATGCTCATCGCCGGAGAGCCCCGCGCCGGGAAGAGCGTGGCGCTGTCGGAGATCATCGCCGCGTTCGCCTTGGACCCCTCTGCGGACCTGTTCCTGTTCGATGGCAAGGGCGCTGGCGACCAGGCGGTGTGGAGGCCCGTCGCGCGGGTGTTCTGCAAGCGCAACGCCGAGATGCTGCGGGTCCACCTGGAGTGGGCGGTGGAGGAGATGGAGCGGCGGTTCGACGCCCTGGAGGAGGACGGGCGCGACACCAAGCTCACGCCGGAGATCGCCGAGGACCTGGGATTCAACGTGAGCTTGCTGGCCGTGGACGAGACCCGCTACTACATGTCGGATCCCACGCACGGCAAGGCGATCGCCCGCCTGGCGGTGGACCTCGCGGCTCGCGGCCCGGCGGCCGGGATGATCTCGGCGTGGGCCACCCAGTACATGGACAAGACCGCCATCCCCCCACAGCTCAAGGGTGTGTGCTCGCTGCGGTGGGCGTTCCGCACCCCGGACGCGGTCGCGAGCAACCTCGTGTTGGGTCCAGGGGCGGTCGGCCGTGGCTACAACTCCTCCAGGATTCCCCGGGTGACGCACCGCGGCGTCAGCATTCTGGACGCGGACGGCGACGAGCCTCAGATGATGCGCACCCACTACCTGACCCCGGCCGAGCTGCGCGAGATCGCGGACACCGCGACCGCGCTGCGCGGCGGCCCGGTGGAGGCCAGCGAGCCCGCGGCGGCGGATGCCGACGGGGCGCAGGTGCTGGAGCGGGCGCTGGCGGCGCTCGCCGACAACGAGGACCGAGTCGAGCGCGACGACCTCGCCGAGCGGCTCGACGTGGACCCGGACGACCTCAGGGCCCGGCTCAGAACGGCCGGCGCGGGCGCCCCGCAGAGCATGCGGATCAACGGCGTTCCGAACGCGCGCGGCTGGTATCGGCGGGTCCTGGAGGAGGCGTTGGACGCTGTCACGGACGCGCCGCCGTGACGTCACGCCCCGCGCGCGTGACAGGCGCGTGACACCAGGGCGTGACACCGATTCACCTGCATAAACACCCGTGTGGCGGGCGTGACACTCACCCCGACCACACCCCAGAAAACGGCCCCCAGGAGGGGGTCCGGCGCCACCGCCACACCGCCACACCACACAGAAGCGGCCTGCCCCCTACCGGCCAAGGACCAGGGGCGGGCCTAGACCCCGAGAAGGAGCCTGAACCATGTTCGCAGACGCCATCACCGACCCGGCCGTCCAGGAGGCCGCGTCCGCCCCGTGGTGGGTGTGGGCGCTGACCGCCGTGGCCGTCCTGGGTGTGACGGTGTGGGTGGTGCTCCGCCTGCACCAGACCGTCCGGGACGGGTGGAGCATCCGGGACGTTCTGCCCCGGGTGGTCGCCTCGGTGCGGTCCGCACGCCCCCGGCCGGCCGCCGCTGTGACGGTGCCCCGGCCGCGGCCCGCCGCCGCGCCCTCCGTGCCGCCGGTGCCGCCCGCGCCGGACCCCGTCGCCCCGGTTGAACCCCCCCAGGCGGCCCCGGTCGAGGCTGCGGGACCGCCCACGGCGTCCCGCCTCAAGGGCCTCATCGTCGCCGCCAGCATCCCGTCCACGTTCTCTCTGGTGTGGACCGTGTGGACGTTCATCGACATGCTGACCGCGCCGCTGCCCGCCGCGCTGGCGGCCGGTCTGGTCCTGGACGTGGCGCTCGTCGCCGCGGTCGCGATCGGATTCCTCGTCCCGGACAGGGCGACCCCCGCGAAGATCGCCGGGTGGATCATTGCGGCCCTGGCGGCGGTGATCGTGGGCTGGCACAGCATGACGCTGATGACGGTGCTCGTGCTGCTCGGCGCGATTCCGCTGGCGTCCAAGGCGCTGTGGCACCTGGCGCTCGACGCCTACCTGACGCAGCGGCGCCAGCTGGCGGCCTGGCATGCCCGACAGGAGGACGAGGCGCGGGCGGCGCGGGAGCGGGAGGCGGAGGAGGCCCGGCAGCGGAAGGAGGCCGAGCTCGCCGCGGAGGAGGAGCGCAAGCGCCGCGAGGAGGAGCTGTCCTCCGACCTGGACCACAAGCAGCAGGTGCTGATCGCCAAGAAGCAGAAGGAGGCCGAGTTCGCCCGGCGGATGGCCGCTGCGGAGCTGGAGCTGGAGATGGCCAAGTCCGAGGCCGAGCACAAGGCGGCCCTGGCCAAGATCCGGCGTCTGGGTGAGCAGCAGCGGGCGATGGACAAGGAGTCCGCGGAGGTCGAGAAGGGACGCCAGCAGCTGATCCGGGAGATCAAGGCGGGCGAGGGTATCGACTTCGCTGTCGAGGCCGCGCGCCCGGCGCGGCGTGCACTTGGCCGACCCGACGACCCGACCGACGGTCCCGACGGGCCCGGCGGCGGGAAGCCGGTGGAGGACGTGTGGTTCCCGGAGCCGACCGACGTGCAGTGGGAGCGGCACGGGCAGCCGACGGCCCGGCCGACTGCCGACCCGATCCCGGTGGGACAGTCGGTCGACGCCCGACCGACCGCCGACCTGCCGCCGTTCCTGTGGCCCGACGCCGCCCCGACGCCCGACCCGACCCCGGCGCCGGGTCCGTCGGTGGACGTGCCGCGCGACGACGACGCTCTCCTGGAACGCGTGCACGCCTTGGTGATGTCCGGGGAGTTGCCGCTGGTGCTGACCCGTGAGCAGCGGGCCGCCGGGCAGGTCGTCCCGGACCGACCGGCCGCCGAATCGCTGCGCAACGCGGTCGGGTGCGGGCAGGTCCGATCGCGGAGGCTGCGTGACGCCTACCCCGACTACGCCACCGGCCGAGAGAACACGTGGGGTGCGGCGTAGCCCGCACCCGACCCGGGGGCGTCGGACTGTCCGACGCCCCCGCTGTGATGGACCCGACCGACCGACAGGAGACCCGACGCCATGACCGACACCCGACCCCCGACCCCCCGACCGGGGTGGTCGCCATGATGGGACGCTCCCACGCGGCGACCGGTGTACTCGCCGGAGTCGCCGTCGCGGCGGCGTTCGGCGCCCACGGTTCCGACTACTTCATCCTCGCGGCCGTCGGCGCGGGGGCCGCTCTCCTGCCCGACCTCGACGAGCCCGGCTCCACGGTCGGTCGGTCCCTCGGGGGGCTGACGCAGGGCGTGTCCCGGTGGACCCGACGCCTGTCCTCCGCCGCGTTCCGGGCGACCGCGACCCGGTGGGACACCGGCCGCATCCGCCGCGAGGAGGACGGCGAGGGGCTGGCCCCCGGCGGGCACCGCCACCTCACCCACACCCTGCCCGCCGTCGCCGTCTACGGACTGCTCGCGTGGGGGACGGCGTCGCTCGGGCCGATCGGGCTGGGGGTGACCGTCGCCGCCATGGCCGCGCTCGGCCTCGGCCTGGTCCTGCGGGAGATCGGGGTGCACTCCACCCCGCGGCGGCGCGACGACGAGTCGACCATGGCGTGGCGGGCCCGTGCGCGGATGGCCGGCCTCCAGACCGTGGGTGTGCTTGCCGTCGGCCTGGGGATGGGCGCGGTCGTGTTGGACGGGGGCGCCCCGTGGCTGGTCGGGGTGACCGTCGCGGTGGGGGCGCTGGTGCACATCGGCGGGGACTGGCTGACCCGGGCCGGCGTCCCGCTTGCGTGGCCGGTCCCGTACCGGGGGAAGAGGTGGCGGATGTTCCGGTCGCCGGTCGCGTTCCACACCGGGAAGTCGAAAGTGGAGGACGGCATCCGGTGGGCGAGCCTCGCGGGCGCCCCCATGCTCGCGCTCCTTGCCGAGGCACCTCTGTGAACCGCCCTCGCCTGGATGCCCGACCGGCCATGATGATGAGCAGGAGGACACGATGAACGACACCGCGATCCCGCTGCCCGCCGACGCGGAAGCACGATTCGCCGCGCTTACCGACGCGTGGCGGCCCCTCTTCGACGAACTCGCGTGCGGGCTCGAAGCCGCCGGGCGGGTCCTCCAGGAGTCCATGGAGACGTCCGCGCAGTACTGGGCGGTCGCCTCGATGATGCCCACCCTGAGCATGCGGCAGACCATGGTGCACGGCTACGTGCCCTGCGGGGGGGCGTGATGAGCTACCCGCTCCACGGCGGTCCCCTCGACGGGGCGACCGCCCCGGCCGGCGACATCGTCGACGGCCTGTACACCATCACCCGCTACGTGGGGGCTCCGCTCTCGGCGTTCACCGCCTCCCCCGTGCCGGACGAGGAGGCCAAGCCCGGCGGGCGCGAGACCGTGGTGTACGAGATCCAGACCTACAGGGGCCGCAAGCGGCTTGAGTACGCAGGAGGGAACACGTGGTGATGAACGTGCAGGCAGGCGAGGACGTGGACGTGCTTCACACGCGCGTCTGTCAGGCGCTGGACGGCCACCGGAGGCGGCTGCACCCGCGCTTCATGGACGGCGCCCTACCGGCGAAGACCGCCGGGGAGCTGTGGGAGGCCATCGACAAGGCGCGCGCCGCGGCCGACCAGGCCCACGCCGACGGTGACCTCGCCGCGCTCCAGGTGCTGGCGAAACGGTGGCCGTCCCCGGCGCCCACCCGGTCGGAGGCCCCCGAGGCATTCGACGCGCTCGCGGACCGGGCGGAGCACCTGATCATCAGGGTCGGCGAGTCCCGCGCCCGGGAGCAGCTGGAGGAGGAGCTGGGGAAGGCGGTCCAGGGCGCCCAGGAGGGGGCCGTGACTCTGGTGGCGGTCGCCGTGGAGGGCGCGATCCGGCAGGCCCGGGACGCGGTCAGGGACCGGCAGGACGTGTTCGCGAAGAGCAGCGAGGAGTAGACGTGAACGAGGACGAGCAGGGGGCCGCCGCGTACCGGCGCGACGATGGATGGACGCCCCGGGGCGAGGCCGGGCAGCGGACCCTCGCGGAGGCCACGGCCGCCGCCCTCGGGCACGAGATCGTCGAGGAGGACGACATGACCCCCCAGGACCGGCCGTGCGACGACGGCCACTTCCTGCCGAAGGACGAGGCCGACAAACGGTACGGGACCTGCACCAAGTGCGGGTGGTTCGTAGACCAGTGGGCCGACCAGGAAGAGGAAGGCCCCTGACCACAGGTCCCCCAGGATGCGGCCATAGCCGCTGGCCCTCACCTTCGGGTGGGGGCCTTCTGTGTTCGCCCACAACTGCTAGCGACCTGCAACTTTCGCTTGCTCTTGCAGTTGGCGCCCGAGCGGGACGGGCACCCTGTCGGTCCCGCACGGTAGGACAGGAACCTCACCACCCGAGGAGCCCCATGCTGCCGCGCTGCGCCGACACCACCATCCTGACCGACACCGAGACCGCCACGCTGACCCCGGACGGGCCCGTGCAGCTGGCGCTCATGGAGACCGAGGAGTCCGCGGAGGAGTTCCGGTGCGAACTCCAGGCCGCCCACCCCGACCGGCATGCCGGGTACGTGCAGGACGGCGACGACGAGATGGTCTGGTGGGTGCGGTGGGGGCCCGGCGGCCCCCGGGAGCTGGTCACCGTGCCCAACGACGACCACTGTCAGGGCGAGCTGCCCGAAGACGAACTGGTGTGCACCCTGCTGGAGCACTGGGGTGGGCACTGCTTCGAGCTGGAGGGAGGACAGTGACCCGCGCGTGAGGCCGGTCGTCCCGGCACACGTAGAACCTGTCCTCTTCCCCTTCCTCGGGCGGGGTCGCCCGGCTACGGTGGGCTCCCATGGACACCTCCAAGGACACGACCCGTATCCAGCCGTCCGGGATCTGCCGGCGCGGCCACCACGAGTGGCGGCACGACCGTCCGGGCGGAAAGCGGCTGACGTGCACGCGGTGTCGATCCATGTCGATGACGAACTACTCCCCTGAGGGCGGGGGCTGCCGGTCGGACTGCGCGGACTGCAACCCCCGCCCCCCTGAGGGTCAGTAGTTCTTCGCGCGGAACGCCCCGCATGTGCTGCACTGCTCGGTGCCCGGGTTCGGTCCGGGCCCCCAGTCGTGCTGCCCGCCCTGACAAGGTCCTGACATGGCCACCTCCACAGGGAGATGTACCCCGTGGGTGGTTCGTGCTGGTGGCCAGGTGTGGCCAGAAGCAATGCCGGGCTCCCGCCCCTTGGGGAGGGTGAGGGCAGAGGGGTAGCCTCGAAGGGTGTCGCGACAAAACCGACCCCCGCCAACTGGTCTGGCGGGGGTCGGTCACGTCACGCAGCAGCTCCTACTGGACGCGCACCGCCGCGAGGAGAGCGGTCCACTCGGGGGCCGGGGCCTCCAGGTGGCCCAGTTCCCGGTTCTGGGTGTCCCGCATCAGCGTCTCGAAGCCCTCGCTGACCTCGACGCAGTTCCCCGATCCGCTGCTGTAGCTGGCTTTGTGCCACGTGCGGGTTTCATTCATCGTCCACCGACCTCTCGCAACATCGTGAGTGTCGCGGCTTCCGAAAGGGCCTCTCCTTGGAGAAGACCAAACGTGGTCGCGCACTCCTGGTATCGATCCATATCGCTGATGACCGTCTCCCCGGTCATATACTCCGCCGATGCCACGGGGGGCTCGTCCGCGAAGGTGTACAGCCTGAAAGCGCCACCACTGCCGTAGTGACGCCCCGTGCTCCGGGGGATGATCTGAACCCTGACCTTACCGCTGTCCATGTCGTCGAGGACCCTCTGCACCTGATTTGTCAGCAGCTCAGGGCCGCGCGCTCCGACCTGCTGGTGGAGGACCGCTTCGCCGAGGAGGCACAGGACCAGGGGGCGGGGTTCTTCGTCCAGGAGACGCTGTCGCGTCATGCGGTTGTGCACGAGCTGATCGACGGCGGATGAGGGCATGCCGGGGAAGATGTCCTCGAAGACCGCGCGGGCGTAGTCCTCGGTCTGGAGCAGGCCGGGGATGACGAGTGGCTGGAAGTCGCGGATCTGGGTGGCCGCGGTCTCCAGCTCGGGCAGTTCCGCGAATCGGAACGGGGTCTGCACCTGGCGGCGGACCTTGGCCCATTCGTCGGCCAGGCGACCTCCGGCCTTGAGGTGCTCGTCGAGCTGGTTGATGTACTTCTCGTCGACCTTGCGGGATCCCGTCTCCCACGAGGAGTAGTAGCTGCCCACGACGTCGAGTTTCTTGGCGACGTCGATTTGCCGCAGGTTCAGGTCCTCGCGGTGCTTCTTCATCTGCTTCCCGAAGTGCTTCCATGCCGGGTCGGTCGGGCGCTTCGACATTCACTCCTCCAAGATTTCGCTGAGATGGTCAGATTACACAGAAATTTCACCCCAAGGGAAGAGTCTTCTGTGAAATCTCCTATCGCGCGACCGTTCCGTGAAGTCCCTTGATCTGGATACTTCACTACGGGATCGTGTGGGCACGGAGAAATATCTGTGGAATGCGGAGAAGCCACCCCATTGCGGATGAATGCCTTGCCGTAGGACAAACGCTCCACACGGTGACACATCCGACCAAAAGAAAAGCCCCGACGGCCGAAGTCAGAGGCGGCCGTCGAGGCTCAGCGCCCCACCCCGAAACACCCGAGGTGAGACATGCAGAAGTGTACCGCTCCACCCCTGCCACTTCCACGCCGACTGTGCGGAACCGACACCAGGTCGGGCATCCTGATCGGCCCCGACCGCGCACACGTCCGGGTCGCCCGACAGTGGGCGTCTCAGGCCACCCGATCCCGGACCGGCCTGGCCGAGCCCGTCGCGGTCGTCGTGTCCGAGCTGGCCACGAACGCCCTGATGCACACCGCATCAGGGCTGGCCAACGGCACCGTCCGCATCGAGCTCGAACGCACGCCCCGCCACCTGGAACTGCGTGTCACTGACGGCGGGCCCCGCCCCGGCCTCGTGGGCACCCTGCCTGCGATCCCCGACCCGGCTCCACTTCGGGTCGGCGGCAACGGCCTGCGTCTGGTTGAGGCCATGTGTTCCTACTGGGACTGGTCGCAAGGGACCGGCGGAGCGATCACCGTGCGAGCCGTCTTCCACTGCTAGCCCCCAGCTTCCGCGCCGACCGTTCCCGGCGCGGAACCACTGTGGTGCAGCGGTGACGCGCCTCCTCCCGTCCCATGGGGAGGATTCCGCCGCCGCACCACACCCGGGCCCTGCACCGCACCGCACCGCAGGGCCCGGGGCCCACACCACACGCCCCCGCAGCACACGCGGGGGCTCCCCACCCGGCCTGGACGCCGGGGCGGGGCCGCCGATCGGGAAGTCGGCGGCCCCGCACACCCCCGCACACCCACAGACCTCCGGGAGATCCCGTGACACCCGCCACCCCCACTCCTGCCATGGAGCCGCAGGGCTACCCGCACCGGACCCAGGTCACCGCCTGGCCGAGCACACCTGCTCAGGTCGGACGGTGGGTGGCAGCACACCTGACCCGTGCCGGCCGGACGGTACCCGAGGTGTTCGTGACGGACCTGCGACTACTCGCCGAGGCGTTCCCGGAGCGCGCGGTGTACCGCGTGGTGTGCTGGCCGGGCGAGACCACCCGCGTGCACCTGGCCCCCGTAGAGGCGGCCGAGCCGTCCCCCGCTGTCCCTGTCCTGGACCGGCCGGGCGCGGAGTGGGGGCCGCTGCCTGAGGGTGGCTGGTGGATCCAGAGCCCCACCCATCCCAGCTCTGCTGAGAGCTAGGCCCACAGTCCCCCGGGGTGGAACCCGGGTGGGCCCGACGGGGAAGCAGGTAGTCGGGCCCGGCCCCGCCCACTGAAAGGTGGGCGGGGTTTTCGCGTTCCCGCCCGCCCGGCACGCCCGGGTGGAAAAATGGGGCGCCCGAGAGGAGCGAGAATGGCTGACACCCCCGAGAAGCCGAAGGTCATGAAGGGCTGGTCGAAGGCGTCGAAGCGCCGAGCAGCGACGAAGCGGAGGCAGCTCCCGGGAGGTCGCGACCAGGGTGAGCCTGTGGACCCGAAGGCACCGTGCGAGACGTGCGGAATCCGCGGCGGCTGCGACTGCCGGTGAACGTGCTCCCCGCCTCTGCGGGGATGGTCCCCTCAATCGGGACGACACCACCTGCTCCCCGCACGCGTGGGGATGGCGTCTACGGCGCCCAGCCCTGCCAGTGCCACACGGTGGGGTCCGCGCCGGGCGCGGCTCCGTACACGACGCGCCCGCCCGGGAGATCCGCAGGCGCTTTCAGGTCCGAGTCGGGGATCATGATCGTGCCCGGCTCCGGGTCCTCGTACACGGACGCCCGTTCCACGTCCTGTACGGTCCCGTCCATCGGGCCGCCGACCAGTCGCACCTGCACCACTTCGCTCATGCTGTGATCCTCCCAGCCGGATACGACCTGTGGACGAGGTGGCCGAGATCGGCCAGCGGGGTACACCACCTGCATGGACACTGCTCCCCAGACCCCGGAAGACCGTGACGATCAGGCGTGGCTCGCAGGCCTCTTGGCGGAGCTGAGCACCGAGGATGCCTACGAGATCGCCGAGTCGCTCGGCATCGACCCCGACACCCTCTGATGCCCGCGCCCACCCACCGCCCGCCGCCCATGGTCCGTGTGACCGTCCAGGGGGTGCGCCTGCACGCCTACCTCCTCGCGTGGGTGGGCGCCGCCCGCGCGCGTGTGGGGTGGTGCGAGCAGTACCAAGTTGTGCCGGGGGTGGCTGAGCCCTACCAGTGGCGGTGGGTGGAGCAAGACCTGCCGCGGGGCGACGTGGAGACACTGGACGGCCAGTCGGCCCTCGCGGTGCCGCGGGCGGAGACCGCGCAGGAGCCGGAGCAGGACACCGACCCCAGGACGTGGCGGCAGATGAAGCGGGGGTGAGGCGGTCGAGCGCTCACCGCGCCTCGATGGCGGCCACCCACGCCGCCAGCTCTGCGCGCGGGTCCACCTCTGCGGAGCGCGCCGACGCGGCCTTGGAAGCGACGTCCCACCCACCGTCCAGCAGCTCTCGCAGGGCCCGCTCCCAGCCGTCGATGTCGGCCCGGTCCACGAACACCCCGGCGGGGCCGAGCGCCTCGCGGAGCCCGATCGTGGGGTGCGCGATGGTGGGGATGCCGGACGCCGCGGCCTCGATGGCGACCATCCCGTAGGACTCCTCCGCCGAGGGCATGAGCAGGACGCGGGTGCGCGCCCACACGTCCCCCGCCATGTCGTCGGTGTGGTCCTGCCAGGTGACGTTGGGCAGGCCGTCGGGGCGGACCTGTTCGGTCTGCTGGTAGCCGCCCTCCACCGCGAGGAACTGCGCGTCGGGCATCCGGCGGGCCAGCTCGTAGAACACCCCGGCGCCCTTCGCGGGGATCGGGTTGACCAGGGTCACCATGTCGCCCGGCGCCGCACGGTGCTGCTCCGCCCACACGGGCGGGTGCACCACCAGGTGGGCGCCGCGGGCCGCCAGGCGCAGGCTCCGCGCGACGTGGTGGGTGTTCGCGACGAACAGGCTGGCGCCCGCGCGCACGTCCCGCAGGATCCACGGGGCCGCCGAGTGCAACACCTGGACGAGGCGGGCGCGCGCCTGCCGGGCGAGCTGGCGGGCGAGAGGTACGGACTTCAGGTGGGAAACGACCACGTCGGCGTCCAGGCGTTCGGGCGTGCCGACGCGGACCGTGACCCCGTCCACGACCGCGTCGTCGGTCTCGTCGGTCGCCCACACCGTCACCTCGTGGCCGCGGTCGGCCAGGGCGCGCAGGAGCTCGTGGAGCATCAGCTCGGCCCCGGCCCGGTGGGCGGGCAGGTAGTAGTGGGCCAGGGCTGCGATACGGAGCGGGCGGTCGTCGGCGGCGGCGGCGACGAGGCGGCGCATGGCCGCCGGGTCGCGGCGGGCCCGCACGTACTCCTGGTACCGGGCCCGGTTGGTGCGGTACTGGGGGGAACGCACGTTCGCGGCGGGGGTGTGGTGCAGGTGGGTGATGGTGCCGTGGTGGCGCACGCCTTCCCCCAGCAGGACGTTGGAGGCGGTCCAGAACGCGTCGTCCTCGAACCCCCAGCCGACGAAGTCCTCGTCCATGCCGCCGGCCTTCCACCAGGCGTCCGTCGAGATGACCCACACGCCGCCGATCGGCCGCCGGGACTCGTCGGCCACGGGCGCGTCCATGGGGTCGACACCCCGCGCGTACACGGCGAGGGTGCCCTCGGGGGTGAGGGCCCGGTACCGGGTGTAGGGCAGGTGCAGGCGCCCGTCGGCCGCGGCGCCCTCGATGGCGGCCCGGAGCGGCGCCTCCTCGGCGATGGTGTCGGCGTCGCACAGCACCACCACCCCCGACCCGGCCCGGCGCACCGCGGCGTTGCGCACCCGGGCCCGGGAGAACTCGCCGTCGACGTCGACCAGGAGGTGGTCGGCGTCGGGGAGCATCTCGCGGAGCCGCCACTGCACGTACTCGGCGTGGATCTCCCGGTCCAGCTGGCCGCCCCGGAACGGGACCGCGACGGTCACCTTCACCTACGTACCCCTCACTGCCTTCTCAGCGGACCACAGGTAGTAGCCCAGCACGTCGCCCTCGTGGGCCTCGACGAGGCCGGGCCCCAGCTCCGCGCGCATCTGCGGCCCGGTCCAGTGGTCCCGGTGGATCTCGAACCAGTTCCCGTTGACGTCCGCCTGGTCGTGATGGGCCAACGGGACGCTGACGAGGACGTGGTGCGCCCAGTCCCGCATGCGCGCGAGCACCGCCCGCGCCTCCGGCTGCGTCATGTGCTCCAGCACGTCCGCGAGGATGACCAGGTCCGGTTCGCGCAGGATGGTGTACGGGTCCAGGTGGCGGATGTCCGCGACGACGACGTGGTCGTAGGCCTCGAACAGCTGGAACTGCTGGATGTAGGGGGCCCACGCCTCCACCCCCACCCACCGGCACCCCGGGGTGGCGTCGCGGGCCAGCTGCACGTAGGTGCCCTCGCCGGGTCCCACGTCCACCACAGAGGCGGGCGCGAGAGACCTGATGATCTCCCGCGCCCACCCCTTTCCCTCACGGTCGGAGGTCGGCACCTACGCCGCCACCGGCCGGACGGGCGTGGGCGACACCTCGTGGCGGAGCACCAGGGTCATGATCGCGACGATCGCGCCGTTGATCGCGACCACCAGCTCGGGGCTCACCCCGATCCCGTAGTGGGTCAGCAGCGGGGCGAGCGTCAGTATGACGGCAGTGAACGCCGCGGGGGCGATGGGGCGGACGTAGACCGCCTGCACCGCACCCAGGACCGCGCCGAGCGCCCCGACGATCAGCGGCACCGCGGCGTCGGTCAGGTACGGCAGGCCGACCGCGACGCCGACGAGGAGGACGGCCTGGACGGCGTTCAGGATGACGACCGGCTCGCGGCCGAACACGGGAGACTTCATGGGCTGGATTCCTGTTCTCGGGCTTCTCGCCCGTCAAGACTGCTGTGAGTGATGACCCAGCCGACCGATCCGTCTTTGCGTTTGATCGGTCGGGTGGTGGGGCCGCACATGCAGTCGGCCTCGTTGGTGTCGGTGTCGTGCTCGACCAGGTCATTGTCGGGGTAGACGTGCACGGTGTCGGACACGGTGGCCTACTTCGGCCAGTAGAAGACGTCCGCGGTGGCCGACACGACCTTCGCGGCAGCGTCCCCGTACTGGACGACGCGGACCCGGACCCGGCGGCCCTTGGCGAGGTTGCCCTTCCAGCTGTAGGTGAAGTGGCCGTTGCCGCCGGCGTGCACGGGGCTGTCGATGGGCCGGTTGCGGGCGTACACCCACGACCCCTTGCCGTCCTGTTCGTACTCGGTGGCGCGCAGCTGCACCTCCGCACCGGCGGACAGGTCGGCGATGGTCACCCCCACGGAGAAGTCGTAGAGGGCGCCGTCCTTCTCGTTGACGCCCACCAGCGAGTACAGGCTGCCGGTGGAGGTGCCGCCGTGGTCGGCGTCGACCACGGTCTCGAACTCCAGGGAGGTCCACTCGCCGGGGTTGAGGGTCTGGGTCCGGTCCTTCTCGAACCGGCGGTGTCGGGGCATGCCGTCTTCTCCCTTGTCGTTATCGGTGAAGCTCGTGGGCGGCTTCGCGAACGTGCCGTCCTCGACGAGCCGGTAGGCCCTGGCGCCGGGGCACGAGGTGGAGATGAAGTCGCGGTGGCCGAGCACCTTCCCGGAGATGGAGGTGTCCGGTTCCATCAGCCACTGGCGCAGCTGGCGGACGGCGTTGATCTGCTCCGGGGTGATCTCGTCGTTCGGGCCCGTGGCCAGGGTCACCGAGTAGTGCGAGGTGTTGCCGCCGGGCTGGGCGGCCTGCGCCCGGTACAGGCCGCGCCCCTCCAGGACGTAGCCGTGGCTGCACGCCATCCAGCTGTAGCCGATGTCCGCCCAGCCGCGGGACGGCCCGGTATGGAAGCGACGGGTGTTGCGCCAGTACGTGATGCAGGCCGAGTGATCCTTGTCGGCGAGGCCCTGGTCGGCGCTGTCGTAGTGGATGACCAGACCCGATCGGGGGTTGGCCCTCTCGGCGGGCGTCGACCCCCAGCCGAGGTCGGCGCGAGACACGTACTTCGTGGGTATGGGCATGTGCTCCTCCGAGCGTCAGGACAGGGGCGGCAGCGGGGTGACGGTCTCCACCGGCCCCGGCGGGCCGGGCGGCCCGGGTGGGCCCTGCGGACCTTCGGGACCCTGAGGTCCGGCAGGCCCCGGGACACCGGGGGCGCCGGACGGACCGGCCGGGCCCGGGGCGCCATCGGCCCCGCTCTCCCCGTCGGCGCCGTCGCCTCCGGGGGGTCCGCTCGAACCGTCGTCGCCGTCCCTCCCGGAAGGTCCGGGGCGGCCGGGCGGGCCGGACGGGCCCGGCACAGGAATCGGGGTGGAGGTCGGCGGCGGCACCGGCGTTCCGCCGAGCTGCTCCACCTGCTGGGACAGCTCCTCGCGGTGCTGCTCGGCGTCGGACAGGCGCTGGGCCTGCTGCACGGCCGCGCCGATCAGGGCCGCCAGCACCCCGTAGAGGACGAGGAGAGCCAGGACGTACAGGATGCCGGCCGCACGTACTCGTCTCCGGGTCATCCCATCCCCCTCAGAAAGAGGGCAACCGCGATGCCCACGAAGATCGGTCCGATGAAGGAGGTGATCGCGGTGAGAAGGGCAGTCCGCGTCTGGGTCCGCTGCTCGGTGAGCTGGGCCTCCAGCCGGGCGATGCGGTCCAGATCAGCTTTCCGCTGCGCTTCGTACACCTCTTTCAAGACGTACATCGACAACCGCTGATCGAGCTGTCCGATGTCCCCGGACAGCTCTCGGTAGCCCGACTCGATCGCCCTCTTGAGCTCCCACATGGTGGGTTCGTCAGCCACCGGCCACCTCCCACCCCGACAGGGGGGTGCTCGTGGCACTCGACGGTCTCTGTGGTGTCACACCCACTCCCCCCGAAATCGGTGGTGACTCACCCAGTATGCCGCAAAGGTATCGACACACCGTTTTCGATACCTTCGGGGTATGCTCCTGGAGAGAGATGAGAGGGCACGAGAGATCGTGTCTGCTCAGGGGGGTGCGAGGGCCTTGGCTTGGGGGAGCCAAGGCCCTCACCTTTTGTCCGGCCCGGCCCGTAGCCTCAGATCATGGACATCTCCCTCTCCCCCCTCGACGTCGGCGACCTCTCCGGCGTTGCTGCTCTGCTTGTCGCGATCGTCGCTGGCGTCATCGCTGGCCTGGCCAAACGGGAAGCGCGCCGCGCCGCCGACGCGGCCGAGGACTCCGCAACGTCCTCGAAGAGGTCAGCGGACGCGGCCGAGGAGCAGACGAACCTCGCGCGCGCCCAGGACGACCGCTACGACCCGATGTGGGAACTGAGCATGCTGCCCGCAGAGGGCCTCGGCGCCATGAGGCTGGCGGTGACCAACCGAACGGGAGAGACCGCCTACGGAGCGACGGTCTCAGGCGAGGGGGTCGGCAGCAGCTCCCCTGCCGATGTTCTCGATGGCTCGCCCGTGGAGTTCGACTTCAAGCCGCCCCGGGGTCGCCTCGAAGGTTGTGAGGTGGAAGTTCGGTGGCGGCGACCGGAGTACCGCGGATCGACGGAACAGGTGTGGCTCGGGGGTCTCTCCTCATTGCTGTAGGGACAACACGAAGGCCCGCACCACACGGTGCGGGCCTTCGTTGTTTCCAGGGTCAGCGGAGGTCCCAGGGCGGCGCCCCGGCGCCCTTGACCTCCACGTAGTCGTCACCGGCCGCGAAGGACACGGGGATGGCCCGCCCCTCCCCTTCGTCGGTGCGCAGGGTGACCATGTTGCGGCGGAACACGACCGCGAGGTCCTCCTCGTCCAGGTGGAGTTGGCCGCCCCACTCCTTCAGGGGGCCGCCGGCGCTCGTGGCAAGGACGGCGTGGGCGGAGGCTGAGCCCCCGTCGTGCACGACCTCGACCGGGCCTTCGTAGCTGCTCATGTCTTCTCCTGTGTGGTCTTGCGGGGCCGGTTCGTGCGCTGGAGGCCGTAGGCCATCCCGCACGCTCCGAACAGGGACACCAGCGAGACCACGACCGCAGGGGCGATCCACCACCCACCCATGACGGCCATCCACGCGCCCAGGGCGCCGAAGATCCCCATCAGGCCTGCGCCCAGGGTGATGATGGTCGGGTCCCGGGACGGTTCGGCCGCGGGCGCCTCGTTGCTCGGCCGGTCGTCGATTTGGGCGTGGGTGACCTCGATGCCGGCGTCGTGCAGTGCGTCGACGGCCCGTCGGCGGGTGTTCTCGTCGGCGTTGGCGACCGCCAGTCGCAGGGTGCTCATGACTCCTCCTGCTGAGCCCGGGCGAGTTGGGCGCGCAGGTCGGCGACCTCGCGGGCCCACTCCACGACAGTGTGCTCCTTCAGGTGCGCCTCCAGGACACGCTCGGTGGTCGCCGCGGTTCGCCGGTGCACGTCTGCGGCCAGCTGCGCCAGGGGCACGCTTCCGAACCCCGGTACGACGGAGAGGTCCGCGGGCAGGGGCTCCTCGGTGTGCAACCAGGTGCAGGCCGAGATCGGGCAGTGCCTGACCACGGTCGGACCGGTGAGGACGCCGCCGCGCCGGAACGCCTCCACGTTGCCGGCCTCCTGCGCCTCGCGTCTGCCGGCCTTCGGGGCGCAAGCGTTCACTGCTGGACCCAGGCGTCGACCTTGCCGTACTCGCGCAGGTCGTCGATCAGATCCGCAGCGCCCTCGACTCCGGCTGCGGCCTGGCCCTCCAGGAAGGGGATCAGGTCCTTGTCGAGGGTGAGTATCGAGCCGACGACGCCGTCCGGCGCGATGCGCTGGATGAGGGTGTGGAGGAGTTGCTGCGGGATGGTGACCCGAACGCTCCGAGCTCCTGCTGTGTCCTCGATGTCGAGGACCCGCAGGAGGTCGCGGGCCGCAGTGATGGCCAAGTCCGCGCGGGCGTTGTCGCGGAAGCCGCCCCCCGTGTACTGCTCGGTGAGGAGTTCGACGACCTCCCAGGGATCGACCTGCGGGGCGCCCTCGGAGAGGGGGTGCCCGTAGATCTCGACGCGCTCCTGGAGGACGTTGGTCAGGGTGATCTTTTTGGCGCCCGCGGGCAGGGCCTCGGTCTCCGCTTCAGCGCGGGCGAGGGCGGGGGTCCAGATCTTGTCGGTGATGCGGACGTTGCGCTTGGGGGTGGGCCCGTCGGGGCTGGGTGTGCGAGGCATGCGGCCAGTCTCGCATGTGGGGGTACGGCTCGTCATTTTTGTCCCTCCATGTGCTGTGTCTGTCCCTACGGGGGATTGAACCTGTCCCCCCATCTGACTATACTGGGGGGACAGAAACAGTCAAGGGGAGGAACCACCATGGGGATCCAGTTCTGCGCCGCCGCCGACCGTCCGGCCGCCCCCGTGGTGGACGTGAACGCCTTCCACGGGTCGCGCCTGCTGCGCCTCCTGGGCCTGCCCGTCGAGCCGGTCGGCGACGTTCCGGCCGCCGAGCTGCGCGAGCGCGCCACGCTCGCCATCGCCATGTGCGAGGCGGGCGAGGCGCACGCCGACGGCGAGGCCGGGGCCGCCCTGGAGTCGGCCGCGCGCGGCGCGGACCCCTCGCACCTGCGCATGCGCCTCGTGGAGCTGCTCGGCGTCGCCGAGTGGGTCCGCGAGCACCGCCCCGGCGGCCCCGTCACCTGGGGCTGACCCCTCCCCCACCACACACCCCACCGGGGCGGCCCCACCGGGCCGCCCCAGGAAGGACACTCCCATGCACGACATCTCCGACCGCCTGCTGAACCGCCTGGTCGAGGCCGTCAAGGAGGCCGAGCGCACCGGCGTCTACGCCCACCTGCCCGCGAAGACCCCGGCCGCGTCCCGTGAGGCGCTCCTGCGCCGCGAGCTCGTCTACCGCAACCACGTCGAAGGGCGGTGGGAGCTGTCGCTGGAGGCCGTCGGCATGGCAGAGGAGGAGATCGAGCGCCGCGCCCACGACGCGGCCGAGGAGGCTGCCCGGCCCGCCCTCCAGGCCGCCGCCGACCGGGTGTTCCTCGCCCAGTGGGCGGGCCTGCCCGGGGAAGAGGAGTTCCGCGCGGTCGCCCCCGCGCGGGGCGTGCGCACCCACGAGGCCCGGTGTGCCGACAGGGCTCTGCGGCCGACGTGCGCCGAGCCGGGCCGGAGCCTGCGGACGAACTTCCTCCCCACCGACGCCGACATCACCTGCCCCAAGTGCCGCAAGCGACGGGCGCTACGCGCCGAGAGCCGCGCCGAGCTGGCCGCCGCCCGCGCCCGGCTCGCCGTCTGACCCCACGAACCGTCGGGGCGGCCGACCGGCCGCCCCGCAGAAAGGACACCGCCATGACCAGCACCCCCTCCTGGACCCCGCCCCGCGCCATGGTCGACCTGCTGGAAGAGGCCACCCGATTCGGCCGCAACTCCTCGGTGACCCACGCCACCGATTCCGGCGGCGCACCCTTCGTGACCGTGCGTCTGTCGTGGCAGCGCGAGCGCCAGGACTACCCGGTCGAAATCCGCGCGACGTGGCACACCCGCACCACGGGCACGTACCGACTGAAGTCCGCCATCGCCCGGTGGCCGGGGCAGGACTGGGTGGACGTGAGCCTCACCCGCGCACAGGCGCTCGTGGCCGACGGCCAGGAGCTTCAGCCCGCCCCCGAGGAGGCCCCCGACCCGGCGCAGGAGTGGGCGCGGGTGTGGGGTAACCCCTACCTGGCCGGGGACGTAGGGGGGCGACTGACGTGCGAGGAGACGGAGGTGGTCGCCGACCTCCTCGCGACCCTGGGAATGCCGGACCGGGGGTTGGCGTGGCTGGTGGAGCACGCCCAGGATGATGACGAGGGCGACAGTCACTGGGACCTGCGCCAGCAGTACCCGCTTGGGTGGATCTAACCTGTCCCCCCATTTGAGTTGCAACTGTCCCCCCATTTGTATATAGTGGGGGGACAGCAAGCGGGGGAGCCCGCCGAGACCGGGGAGACACCATGGCCGAGAAGTACGAGTTCAGCGGGCGCACCATGACCGTCCACGAGTACCGCGCCCTGGACACCCGCCGCCCCTACGCGGTCGTCGACATCGACGGCGTCCCCGTCTGGCTCACCCTGGACGCGCACGGCCTGCTCTCCACCTCCGTCCGCCACCCCGAGGGCATCAACGCCGGGGCCGACGTCCTGTGGGACCTGCGCGGCTCGGGCCTGGTCGACCTGGTCTGCCGGGGCACCTCGGCCGAGGCCGACGACACCGAGTCCTGGCTGGGCCCCGTCCCCGTCCGGCTGCGCCCGTTCACGTCCCGCGCCACCACCTGCCCGTAGCCGCCCCGCCCGCCCCCTCTCCGGGGGCGGGCCCCACCCCCACCGGGAGCACCCCATGGCCACCGCCGTCCGCGCCACCCGCGCCGCCACCAGCCCCGTCGTCGGCCACTACGTCACCGTCACGGTCACCGACACCGACTGGGACACCGGGCAGGCCAGCGGGACCCGCACCCTCTACCGCGCCTACCTCGCGGACGGCACCCCGGCGGGGTCCCCGATCAGCTGGGGGAACGGACTCGCCCCCGACACGAACGCCTACCCGACCGAGGCCAAGGCGCGCGCCGGGATCCGCCGCGCCCACCGCCACCTCACCGAGATCCGCGCCGAGCTCGACACCCTCCGCGCCGAGGCCGCCGCCCGCGCCGAGGCCGTCATCTCCGTCGCCCCGGTGGCCGACGAGTCCGGCCGCGAGGTCGGCACCGTCCGCGAGCGCCGCGACGGCCGCTACCTGGCCGCCCTGCCCGCCGCCGACGGGAGCGGCTACCTGCCCGTCCAGGTGTGCGACACCCACACCGACGCCGAGGCCGCCGTCCACGCCCACCTGAACGGGAGCTGACCATGAACCCCACGACCGCCCGCCGCCTCTCGCGCGGGCTGACCGGCGACGCGCGCGCCATCGCCCGCGCGGCCGAGCGCCTCCTGTCGCTCCGGCCGGACCGCCCCACCTCTCCGAGCCCGCACGCGCGCATGGCCGCCGCCCTGTACGCCCTACACGCCGCTCGCGCCGCCACCGAGGGCCCCGGGCCCACCTGCGAGCAGTGCCGCAAGGGCGTCGACCTCGACACCGGCCGGTGCGCCTGCCCCGGCCGGGCGTGGGGCCTGCCCGTGGTCGACGTCGTCCCTGACGCGGTCGGACTCCCCCGGTGGGAGGGCCGCCCCGAGCGGGCCCCGGCGCGGCTGGTCGCCGCCGGGTTGCGCCACGGCTACCACCTGTCCTGAACCCGCGGCCGGCGCCCGCCGACCGCCATCTGAGAGGAACTCACCATGCAGCAGCTTCCGATCCGCGTCCGCGCCAGCGTCGTGCAGGACGCCATCGACGCCCACCCGACCCCGGCGGCCGAGTGCGCGTGGGCCGAGACCCGGTTCGCCGTGGCCTCCAGGCCCTCCAGGAGGGCGGCCACCCGCGCCCCGCACCGGATGGCCCCGGGGTCGTTCAGCACGCCGCAGGGAATGCGCCACTCGGCGCTGTGCGCGGACTGCCCCTATCGGACGCCGCCGACGGTGACACCGGAGGCCATGGACGCACTGGTCGAGGCGCACGAGGCCGGATAGTCGGCCTGATCTGCCTTTGACCTGCGGGGATACCCCCACCGCCAAACTGTCCCCCCATTTATGTTGATACTGTCCCCCCACTGGGTTATAGTGGGGGGACAAGAACGGATGAGGGAGACGGACATGGCGAGCACCACCAAGAACACCGAGACCAACACCCCGCGCTGCGCCCGCTGCGCCCGCGTGCTCACCAGCACCACTTCCATCGCCCGTGGCATCGGCCCCGGCTGCGCGACCATCCTGCGCCGCGAGGCACGCGCCGAGTACCGCGCCCACCAGATCGAGTCCGCCCGCGAGCTCATCGCTGACGGCGGCATCGCCCACCTGCGCAGCGCGGTCTACCTCACCGTCTCCACCGACGGCACCCGCGTCCACCGCACCACCACCACCCACTGCACCTGCGACGCCGGTATCCGCAACGGCCGCTGCTACCACTCCGCAGCGGTCCGCATCATCACCGCCCTGTCCCTGGCCCGCCCCGCCCGCCCCGCCCACACCCTCGCCGCCTGAGCCCGCCCCCGGCGGCCCCGCACACGGGGCCGCCACCCCGGATAGGAACCCCCGATGACCGCCACCGCCCGCGAGATCGCCGTCCGCACCGCCACCGAGTTCGCCCGCATGGCCGAGGCATGGGAGGACGCCACCGACGCCGATGGCGACACCAGCCGCCGCCTGGCGACCCTCCTGCGCACCGGCACCGCGTGGCCGACCGGCCCCCGGTCCGTGGCCGCCACCGTCACCGGGACCGACGCCGCCCTGTGGGGCTACACGGCCGGACAGGTCCTCGACGCCGCCGCCGACCTTGACGAGGTGTTCACCACCGGCCAGATCACCGAGACCGCCCCCGGTTCTTGGCACCTCACCTGGTAACCGCCCGGGGGGGTCGCGCCCGTCCGCGACCTTCGCCCCCTCCCCGAAGGAGAGTTCGATGCACCCCGCCAACACCACCGTGATCATCGTCCGCGCCACCAGAAACAAGCCGTTCGAGGTCGTGCGGCGCAACGGCCGGTTCCGTGTCCGCGACTCGCGCACCGGTCGGATGATGACCGGCCAGCTCCCCAAGGCAGACGCCGTACAGATGGCCAACTATCACAACCGGCGCACGCCGGGCCCGTGTGTGGCCGCTGCCGGGGGTCATTCCGTGAGGCGGTCGCCGTCGGGGCGGTACTGGGAGGTTCTCGACCCTGACGACATTCCGATCAAGGAACTGGCCTCCCCGACCCGTAGGGAGGCACTGGCCAGGGTCGACGCGATGCTTGCCACGCGAGCCCTGACAGCTATTGAAACCACCGAGGAGATCCACCATGTCTGACCGCACCGACCACGTTCTGAGCGCCATCGACCACGCCGTTTCCGACTGGGAGGTGGGCCCCGACGCCATGCGGTCGATGCCCGACCTGCCGCCTGCCCCCGAGGTGGACGCGCACGCGCTGGCCACCGACGCGGCCGTGCGGGCACTGAGCGACGCCCTGGACCGGTCGGGCACCACCCGGGCCGGGCTGATCGAGGCCGGCCACCTCGTGGAGGCCCCGGCTGGCATGGCGGCAGAGGCCGGGTGGACGGTGCCCGTCGCCGTCACCCGGGCGCTGTGGCTGGACATGGTCGAGTGGCCCGACTCCGAGGCGTGTCCGCAGGACGAGTCCGGGCGGTGGTGGGATGTGCTGTGGATGAGCGCGTTCGCGGCCCGCCGGAACCGGGCCCGAGGCGGGATGGTGCGCGCGGGACTGTTCCGGGTGCCGCGCGGCGGGATGGTGGCCGAGAAGGTGACGGTGGAGGTGTCGATCGGGCCGGGCGACGACGGGGGTCCGGCGGTGACGCTGTCGCTTCCGCAGGAGGGGTGACCTGCCATCCAAATCTGTCCCCCCACATGACTTGAAACTGTCCCCCCATCTATATATAGTGGGGGGACAAGAACGGATGAGGGGAAAGGAGGCGGCGCACATGCACCGCGAGGACTACCTCTACCTGGCCCCCGAGGCCGACGACGCCGAGGGCGAGTGCGTGTACGAGACCGGCGGCGACGACACCTGCGACGCCCCCGCGACCGACCTGTTCTGCGACGTCCACGACGACGCGATCAGCCCCGAGGACCGCGCCCTCTACGAGCGCCACCACCTCGCCGCATGAGAGCGGCCCGGCCGGGGCTCCACCCCCGGCCGGGCCTACGGACCCCCGACAGCGACCAGCGACCAGCCACCAGGAGAACCACGATGAACGCTACCGCTACCGCCGCCGCCCTCGCGGCCCTGCTCGACTCCCTCGCCGCCGACACCCCGGCGCACCTGTCCACGCTGATCGAGGACACCGACAGCTACGGCACCGGAGACGACGACGGCGACACCGCCGTAGGCAACTACCTCGCCCTGCGCCTGCTCATAGGGGGCGTCCCCGCGCAGGTGCTGGTGCAGTACCACACCGTGACGGCCGTGGACCTGCACACCCGAGCGGTCCTCGCCCGGGGCGAGATGACCGGGGGGCTCGCGGAGCTGCGCGACCTGATCGAGGAGGAGGACACCGAGTTCGCCCACCTGCACCAGGCGGGAGCGGTGGAGGCCTCCCGTGGTGGTGCGGCCGACCGCGCCGAGGAGGCCGCGACCGGCCCGATCTGGGAGCGCGCGGACACCGACGACGCCGACTTCTTCGACCTGATCACCGGCATGTGGGACGGGGTGAACGCCCCGGCACTGACCGCCGTCGCCTGACCCGACCAGGGCCGCCCCGCCCGTCCTGCGGGGCGGCCCCTCCCCTCCCACGCCCACACGAGGAGACGCCGTGACCACCCACAAGAACTACTCCCTCAAAGGTTTCACGCCCCAGATCGAGTGCAGCACCGACCCCATCGGCGTCAACAGCTCGGACGACCTCAACCGAGTGGACTGCGTCGAGTGCCTGCGCGCCGTTGCCAAGAGCACCACCGCCAAGGTCGCCGAGCTGGACAAGAAGTACGCCCGGGCCCGCTACGACCGCAACCGCTACTGGGAGCAGCGCAACACCGCCCGCGAGCGCGCGAACAAGCTCGCCGCCGAGTCCGCCGAGTAGCCACCCGGCCGGCCGCCCCCGACCGCCACCGGGGGCGGCCCCCACACCCGAAGGAGACACCGTGGTCACCTATCAGGACCTGCCCCCTGCCGACCGCGCCATCCTCGCGCTCGCCAGCCACGAGGTCACCTCGGCGCTGATCGACGGCGACAAGGCACGCGCGGCCAGCTGCGAAGACTTCTTTCGGTGGGCGTGCGGAACCTACGGGATCGACCCCGACGAGACCTTGACGCACCTGTGACTGAACCGCCCGCCCCGGGCCCGCCCCGGGGCGGGCCCCACAACCCGAACGGGGAGACCCCATGACCAGCATCGACCACCACCTGACCGAGGCCGAGAAGCTGACCGCCCGCGGCTTCGAGGAGAACGACGGGACGTGGGCGCTGGTGTACCAGCAGGCTGCACAGACGCACGCCACCATCGCCCTGACCATGGCCACGGCCGCCAAGACGAACCAGGAGCTGGCTGCCGAACTGGAGACGGTCCGCGCCGAACTGGAGGCCGAGCGACGCAAAAACCGGGACGCCGCCCTGTCGATGCGCAACCGCGCCGCGGCCACCGCCGTCACCGCCGTGTGGCAGATGCCCGCCCACGGGTGGGCGGAGCTGAACAAGGCCATGCGCTCGGTGTACGCCCTGCCGCTGGACACCGACCGCACGCCCGGCGCCCCCACCATCCACGACGACGCCGTGCACGGGCGAAGCAAGCTCGCCGCCACCCACGGGGCGACCACGTGTGGCCTGCCCGCTGGCGACGTGGGGCGCACGAGCGACAACCCTGACGGCGTCACGTGCCCGTGGTGCCGCGACCTGCTGTAGCCCAACCCCCCGCCCCGCGCCCGCGGGGCGGGCCCCTCTTCCTGTTGGAGAACACCATGAACAGCACCTCCACCCTCCGCCTCCTCGCCGACCTCTCCGAGCGCGCCCACAGCGCCCTTCTGGGAGGCCAGATGGAGTGGTCCGTGACCATCGCCGGGGCGGCCGTCGGCACCCTCTTCGACCGGGACAGCCGCCCCGACTCGCAGCGCGCACGCCTCCAGCAGTGGGGTGCCCTCATGGGGCAGGACCTGGACATCACCGAGACCCAGGAGGGCGACACCACCCACCTGGAAGCACGCCTTCAGTACGACGACGTGCCGGTAACGCTGCGCGCCGTGTGCCCGCCCTACCGGCCCCGCCTGTGCGGGCACGTCTCGGATGAGGGGTTGTCCTGCCAGATGCGCCCCGGCCACACCAGCTGGGTGACGAGCTACGCGATGCACCTGCACCGCGCCGAGGACGGCACCACCACGCGCTGGGAGTACAACAGCGCCGACCTGAACCGATAGGACTGACCCCGCACACGACGAAGCCCCGAACTCTTTCCTGTTGGGAAAGAGCTCGGGGCGTTCGCGCGCGCTACGCGACGGGGACGACGGCGACCTCCGGGGCGCCCTCCGCGGCCAGGCCAAGCGCGGCCAGCTCGGTGCCCTCCGGCAGGTCGAACACCATCGTGTACTCGCTGGTGTTGCCGGGGTTGGTCTCCTCGGAGAACGAGCAAACCTCCGCGTGGGGAGCGAACTCCGTGCCGTCCGCGGCGTAGGCGTGCACGCCCGACCAGGAGTCGGCAGGCGGGTAGGCCGGCGCGGTGCTGGTGTTCTCCGCGCTGATGGTGACCACGTAGAACTCGCCACTGGCGGTGTACTGGCTGCCGCAGTCGTCGTCGTTGTAGGTGGCCGCGGTGCCGATGTCGGTGACCGCGTAGTCGAACACGCCGTCGGTCGGCTCACCCGACGGCGGTGCGGTCGGGGCGGGCGGCGCCTCTTCCTCGTACTCCTCCATCGCCTCCATGTCCTCGGGGACGCTGGCGTCTTCGATGTCGGCGCCGATGTCCTCGAACGCGCTGTTCAGGGAGGCGCGGATATAGGCCTGGTTGGAGATCCATCCGAGGCCGAAGCCGATCACGACCGCGACGGCGGCGCTGGCCATGGTGACGATCCACCCGGTTCTGGTCACTGGGGGTTCTCCTTACTGGGGGCCGGGCAAGGAGCGGGGGCTGGCGGCCGGCGGTGGTGGGCAATTCGCCGCACAGTATCCCGCTCCAGAGACATCGGGGGGTGGTTTCGGTGGATCGTCCTACACTCGTGGCATGAGCGATCGGGAGCTGTACAAGGTCGGGTTCCACTTCGGCGACGAGGACTTCCAGTCGGTGACCCTGGCGACCAGCCCGGACGACGACGAGTCGCTGGAGAAGTACCTGGGCAAGAAGCTGAACGGCGCCAGCGCCGCACGCTTCGCGGCGTTCGGCGACGGCGCGGACGGGTTCACCTTGATCAACACGGACCGGTTGACCAAGGTGTCCGTCCGCAAGATCACCGAAAGCGCTTGACCCACAGGTTCGACCTGGCGTTGACCACGGTCGCAGTGGTCGAGGCGGCGTTCTGCGCCCACCTCAGCTGGAGGCGCCCCGGCGACGCCCCGGTCCTGAGAAGCCCGTGCTCGATGATGCTGTTCGCCGAGCTGCTGCACCCGTAGGAGCGCTCGGTGGACCACACCGCCGCGCCGGTCTGCATCGTCACCCCCGCCCCCGGATCCTGGGACACGTAGGGGCCCTGAAGCCACCGGCCCCCGGAGTCGGACCCGGCCGGGATCGACCAGGCGACCTTGATGTCCGAGGCGGTGGACCCGGTGGCGTTCATCGCGAGGATCACCCGGTAGGTCGCATTCGCGGCCACGTCCAGGTACAGCTCCGTGTCATCCACCAGGCTGGTGGAGTTGGTGACGGACTGCTCGGTGTCCTTGATGACCAGCCACTCCGTGGGCTCCGGCGCCGACATCGGCCCGGCGACCACGTAGGTGTCCCGGCCGGCCGGGATGAGCAGCACCCGCACACCGGGGGTTGGCCGGTACCCGTACAGGGTCGGGTACCGGCGCCGCCCCGCGCCGTCCTCGCCGTCGAACTGCACCCGTGGGGCCGCGCCGTGGGGGCCGTCCGGGTCGTGATCGTAGGCCACCCGGGCCAACCGGGTGGGCTTGTCGGCGTTGCTGTGAGGTCGGGTGGCGTGCGTGTACCCGGCGATGTTGGCCAGGGCCTGCTCCACACTCACGAGAGCACCACCCCGGGGTCTTCTTCTTCGATGTCCTCGACCGGGGGCTCCTCCTCGCCGTCGCCGGGCTGGGGCAGGTTCGGGGCGGGCGCCGTGTTGACGATCTCGTAGACGCCGTCGGTGAACTCGGCCTCGATGCGGGTGGGGTACCCGCAGGCACCGCAGCCCGCGGCGACGCCGCCGACGTTGGTGTGCAGGGCCCCCTCGCGGCCGACGCCCTGCGCCGTACACCCGGGGGTGTGACAGGTGACGGTGCCGACCACCTGGTGCCAGTCCTTGACCTCGTCGGGCCATATGCCCTGGAGGAGCTGGGTCACGAACGCGGCGGCGGCCGTCAGGTACTCGTCGTGGGTCATGGGGTTCACGGTCACTGGTCTCTCCACATCAGTACGGAAATGTTGGTCTCGGTGGCGTTGGTGCGGCGGATCCACACCAGGCACCCGGACGGGGTCACCGAGGACACCGACACCTCCACCACCCGCAGTCCGGGCACGGAGGAGTGGGCGGTGGCCAGGGCCTGGACGGGGCCGGTGCCGCGCAGCGCCAGGCCGGTGATCTCCACGGACGTGGGGACGTTGGGCTGGGGGGTGACGGTGACCATCAGGCTGGCCATGTTCCCGGCGGACACGGACCCGGTGACCTGCACGTCGTCGTTGTAGATCACGCGAGGTCCCGGATGCTGATCCACCGCACGATGGTCGCGGTGGTGTTGGTGCGGTACACCCAGATCGTGAATCCGAACGGGGTGATGTCGGTGACGCCCAGGCCGAGCACGGTGCCGGGGACCAAGGTGTTCGCGGTGACCCACGCACGGGTCGCGCCGGCCCCGGCGAGGTTGTGCCCGGACACCACGTAGGACGTGGGCGAGTTCGCGAGGGGGGCAATGCTGACCTCCCCCGTGACGATGTTGCCCGCCCGCAGCGCCCCCGAGATACGCAGGTCGTGGGTGAGGATCATTCAGGCCCCCCGGATGGCGAGGTAGTGGATGTTCGTCGCGGTCGCGTTGGTCCGGTACACCCACAGCACGAACCCGTCCGGGGAGGGGTTGCGCAGGGTGACCTCACGCAGGGTGCCGCCGGGGACCGCGGTGACGGCGGTCAGCTGCACCCGCACCGGCCCGGTCCCGGTGAGGTTGAGGCCGGTCACTGTGACCGGCGTCGGCGTGTTCGGCACCGGGGAGACGTTGATCGTGCCGGTGCGGATGTTGCCTGCGGACAGCGCCCCGGTGATGGTGGCGTCGCCGACGACGATGGAGGGGTCGGTGGCAGGGGTCAGGGACACCACCCGGCGTGCACGGTGGCGCATCAGGCCCGTGGACGCCAGATCCATTTCCCAGGTGTGGCCGGTGAAATCCGCGTCCACGGCCAGGTCGTCACGGCGGATCGAGTACACGTCATCGTGGGAGTGCAGTGGGTTCAGGGCGGTCGCGAACTCCTGCGCCTCGTACAACTGGCTCGACTCGAACGCGACCTGGGCTATCTGTTCGATCAGCGCCGACTCCGAGGTGGCGTCCTGTTGGTCGCGGACTTCGGTGATGACCCGCCCGCGCCGCACCGTCGACGTCGGCGAGGCCGGGTCGCGGTTCGTGAACGTGATGTTCAACTCGTCGCGGTCCGGCTCCGAGACGGTGCCCGTCCACCGGTTGGGGACGGCGTACAGGTCGTACTCCTCCACGGCGTCGGGCACCATGATCGACCTCGAGTCGTCGACGTACACGAACTCGGTCGCCCTCTGGCCGGGCGGGACGTAGGGGGCGGCTACCGCTGTCCCCTCCTCATCGAAGGACAGCGACCTGTAGTTGATGGACGAGAGCAGGTCGGCGATGATCATCGCCCGCGACGTGCCCGGGTCCCAGTCGCGCGGGGTCGGCATCACCTCCACGGAGGGGGTGATCTGGTGCTGCACGACCCCGGCCTGCTCCAGGACCCGACGCACCTCCCCCGTCACCAAGTCGGTCGGGTTCGCGTTCAGCTCGAACCGGGAGAACCGGAACTGCGGGGACACGTTGGTGTTGGCGGCGGCCGTGCTCACGGACACCCCGAACTGGCCGTCGGCGACCTGCGCCGAAGTGATGGTGCGCTCCAGCATCCACCCGGTCGGCTCCGGGGTGCCGTCCAGCCATACCCGCGCCATCAGGTCCTGGCCGACCAGGCGGGCCCGCGCGTGCAGCCACCCGCCGGCGGTGTAGGTCAGCCCCGTCGGTTCGGTGGCCCCGACCTGTGATGTGCCGCTGGCCGCCGACATGGACACGGACCCGTCCACCCCCAGGTGGATGCGGGCCCGGTAGTAGACGCCGACACCGATGTAGCGGAGCAGGAGGGAGGGCAGGTAGGTGGCGCCGGTCGCGATCTGGTTCACGGACAGGCGTGTGTACACTTCCCCGTCCCGGTAGCGGCGGTCGGGGATGCTTACCCGCACGATGGAGGGGCTCCCGGTCAGGGTCACCGACCCGATCCCGTTGCTGACCGTGTAGACGGTGTTGGCGGTGCTCTGCTGCCAGACGGGCCCTACGTCCGGCGTCCCCCAGAACCCGGAGGCGGTGCGCTGGTACGTGTCGAGGATGTCGAGGTGGGCGCCAGTGGTGTACCGGCCGGGGATCTGGTCGTCCGCGAGGATGACTCCCTGGTCGTAGGCCTGGATGTCGCGCCACACGTACCGTGTGGCGTCGACCGACTGGGTGGGAGTGGTGGGCAGGAAAACCCCGAGCGGCCACTCCACCCAGTCCTGAGGGCCGTAGGGGGGCAGGTGCAGACGGGCCCACGGCTGGATGCGGTTCGACCCCCAGTCCACGCCGGTCCCCGACCGGACCCGCAGGGACAGATCCCTCTTGATGTCCCCCAGGTTGTTGAGGGTGACGCGGCCGGAGTCCGCGGCGACCTCGTCCAGGGGGCGCAGCAGCCGGTTGGTGCGGTCTAGGAGGTCGTAGCGGAACGTCATCCGCTGGGAGCCGTCGACGCCGTGCAGAGCACGCCGCACCTCGTCCTCGGTGTGCCCGTTGGGGTTGCGGGGCCCCTGCACTGGGATGGGCTGCATCAGCGCTCACCCCCGGGCAGGTCCGAGCTGACGCGGGTCATGGTCCAGGAGGGCTGGTCGCCCCACTCGGTGTCGCCGACGTCGAAACCGTCCATGGTGCTGATCCACACCCGTCCCCTGTTGTCCCTGCACACGAGGGTGCGGCGGGCCTCGTTCCACGAGCGCAGGCTGTCGGTGGCGGGCAACCGGCCGGGGCCCTCGGGGATGTCCACGGTGATCGACCAGGTGTCGATGCGGGTGTCGCCCCACGCCGCGACGGGCAGGGCCCGGCCCACGAACTGGTGGTGGGCCTGCTCCACCGCGCTGCTGTCGGAGCGTTGGGCGCGGCCGTACAGGTACTGGGTGATGGTGTCCTCCGGGGCGGCCGGGTCGTGCAGCCACACCCCGAGGAAGTCGACCCTGCCGGGCGCCGGGGCGGAGTCCACGGTGACGCCGTCCGGCGCCAGGGCGCGCGCGAGGTAGGTGTAGACGCGGCCGGACCCGGCGAGGTAGTCGCGCAGGGCCTCGCCGGGGGCGACGGTGCCCACCAGCTCCGGCCGCCCGCCCCGGTAGGTGCGCCAGACCTCGTTGGCGGTGGGGGCGGGCACGTCGGAGGCGGTGCGCACCTCGACACCGTCCACGAACAGCACCTGCCCGTCCGTGGGGGCGGCCAGGTCGGGCCCGTACCCGGCTGTGGTCGCGCCCGCCGGCGCGGACGCGGTGTGCTCGACCAGGGTCCACTCCCCCGCCTCCACGGGCACGTCCGTGCTCGCGGAGGCGAGCAGCGCCCCGTCGGTGCCGTAGAAGTCCAGGACCGGGCGGACGGTCGCCGCGGTGGGCGAGTACGCCCACAGGGCCAGGGTGTACCGGCGGAACTCGGCCACCTCGACCCGCCACACGGGCCCGCAGCGGATCCCCGTCGCCGCCGGGGCGCCGGCCACCTCCAGGCGCCCGGAGTGGGCGCCGGCGTGGGCCTGCTCGGTGGAGGAGGTCAGGGTCACCGACGCATCGGGCACCCACCCGTCGGTGCCGGTCTCGAACCCCCCGTCGAGCTGGGACAGGAGTTCGCCGGGTTCGGGGTTGTCGACCTCGATGCGGAGGTGCGCGCCGTCGGGGACGGGCACCAGGGCGATGGTGGGCTGCATCGGCGAGGAGTAGTCCGGCCGCACGAGCCGGGTCCCGGTGGAGGAGGCGACGCCGGCGGCGCGGCCGGTGACCTCGATCCGGTACTCCACCTGGGAGGCGAGCCCGGTGACGAGGTGGGTGGTGGCGGTGGAGGCGATCCACCCGGTGTCGGAGTGCACGGCCCCGGTGGCGGTGGCGATGGCCACGACCCGGTAGGAGTCCTGGACAGCGCCCGTCACCTCCCACACCACCTGCACGTCAGCGGTCTCCAGCGGCTCCAGGTCGGTCGCCGGGACCGTAATGGTCGTGTTGCCGCTGGCGCTGGTGGCGAAGAACCCGAACCCGGAGAAGGGCCCGGCTTCGCCGAGGCGGTCCCAGGTGCGGACCCTCCACCGGTACGTCTGGCCGTTGGCGAGGGTGTTCGCGGGCAGAGTGTGGGAGGAGGAGGTGGCGGTGGTCTGCCCGGTGCTGTAGACCACCGTGTCGGTGAGGTCGTCCCACACCTCCAGCGTGTAGGCCGACTGGGTGTCGGCCGGGTTGGGGTCGCGGAAGGACCATGCGAACGTGGTGGCCGCGGTGGCGTCGAAATTCGCCTTCGCGGTCACCTGGGGAGCGTCGGGGGCCTGGTTGATCTCCTCGGCCACGTACAGGAGCTGCTCGGCGAACCCCTGCTGGTTCGCCACTGAGATGAGGACCTGCTGGCCGGCCGACTCGCCCCTGTGCACGCGGATGGCCCGGTTCACGGACCCGGAGGCTCCGATGTCGGTGGCGACCTCCACCTCGTCCCCCGCGGCGAGACCCGTGGCCAGGTTCACGTGGGTTTTCATCAGCCGCCGAGGGTTGGTGGCGTCCAGGTAGTACACCCACACCAGGTGGGTGACGGGGTCGTAGAGGGCATCCCATGCCGAGGACCCGGCGAGGGTGGTGGGTGCGGGCATGGTCGCCATGCCCAGGCCGTCCAAGCTCGCGCGTGCGAGCACCGACCACGTCGACCCTCCGGTGCCCTGCTGGCGGTGGGTGACGGTGATCCCGAACCCAGCGCTGGAGGAGGCGTGCACGGTCACGCACTGGGAGGCCGAGACGGGCAGCACGCGGGCCTTGGCGTCGGCGTCCTTGGTGGCGTACTCCGCGGCGGTGTCCAGGGTGCGGACGGTGCCGATGGACGCCCCGTCGTCGGCGAGCTGGTAGCGGGCGAAGGACTGGGCGGCGCGGGCGCCGAGCGCCTGGTGCTTGGCCGTCGAGGTGATGAACCCGCGGTTGGAGACGTTGCCGTCGGCGTCGCGGACCGCGCACAGGTCCGCGAGCGTCCCGGTCTCGTTCGGGTAGTTGTTGAACCCGTCCGCCGAGCTCGCGTCCACCATCGTGCCGTCGGCGTTCCCGGACCCGCGCAGGAGCGACCCCGTGCCGGTGAGGACGTGGTCGCAGGAGATGAGCGCATACCCGAGCGGGGTGCCCGCGTTGTCTCCGGCCTCGCGGCCGACGAGCGCCACGAGGGTGCCGCGGGTGCCGCCCTGCGGGTGCCACGCCATGGTGACGTTGTTGACCCTGCGGTCGTAGGTGGGTAGGGCCGCGGTGCGGTTCGTGGTGGCCGCCGACCAGGTGTTCCCGGGCCCGCGCGTGTAGGCGCGGATGATGATCTGGTTGTCGCCGTTGTCGTTGCACACGTACACCGTGTCGGCCTCGTCGCGGGCCATCGCGACGGTCTGCGCACCCCGGCGTTCCGCCACCGAGGACAGGGTGTCGATGGTGGTCGGCGCGGTGCCGTCGTGGTGGCGCACCAGGAAGGACAGCGGGCCCGGCGCGGGAGCGGTCTGCTCCAGCACCATGTGCGTGCCGTCGGACAGCTGTACCTGCGCCCCCAGAGACAGGTCGAGCAGGTGCTTGGTGGTGGCGGTGACGTACAGGGCGGGCCGCTGCGCCGCCGAGTTCACCAGCTCGGCCTGGCGCAGCGTCTGCCACTCCAACCCGCCCGGCGCCTGCTGGCCCCGGTTGCGGGAGGAGCACACCACGTACCGCAGGGACGCGGAGGCGTCGAGCTCGGCCAGGTCCAGGCCGGCGCGCATCAGCTGCCCGCCCGCCTGGTGGGCGCCCACGATGCGGGCCCGCAGCGCAGCCGCCGACAGCTGGGACGGGGTACGCCAGTCCGCTGCGTTGATCAGGCTGCCGAAGTCGTAGCTGCGCAGCTCCATGTCGCGGGCAGTACCGGCCCCGGCCGTGGACCCGGCCTGGAGGCGCAGGTAGGCGCCCACGGGGGTCGCGGTGCCGTCGGTCGCCCAGTCCAGGCGCACGAAGGACTGCCACACGTACCGGGTGCCGGACGCGAGCGACTGCCCGTAGTACATCAGCGGCGCCGAGTTGTCGGGGGCCTGGACGTTGGACCCGGACAGGGCGGAGGAGTAGGAGCCCGACGACGACTCGAGGTAGCCGTCGAAGTTGTGGCCCAGGACGATGCTCACGGTCATCGGCCGGCCTCCGTCTGCGAGCCGAGGAGGGCGGCGATGGTGCGGCCCGGGTCGCCGCCGAGCGGGTCCAGGAGCCGCACCGGGGCCTGTCCCTGGTTGGGGCCCTCCCACACCAGCAGCATGGGGCTGTCGGGGTCCTGGGCGACAGCGGCGACGGTGGCGTACCCCTGGGCGCCCAGCACGCGCAGGGTGCCGTCGGCGCCCCGGTCGGGGTTGGCCGACCATAGGGCGAGCGCGTTCTCGTTCATCGGGTGGGGGCTCCTACTCGGGTACGCGCGCCGTGGCGGCGCGCTTCGGACTGGAGGCGGTCGAAGAAGGCGACCGCGCTCTTCATCTGGGCGATGTCGGCGGCGGGGATGGTGATGGCCCCCGACTCGAAGTGCAGGTGGACGTCGCCGCCGGTGCGGGTGGCTTCGGCCCAGGCGCGCATCTCCTCGCGGAGCACCACGAGCTCGGCTTCGCCGCGGTGGTTGACGGCGGCCCGCTTGTCGAGGACGACGCCGCCTGTGTCGTGGGTGGGCGCCACGTCCAGGGCGCGGCGCATGACCTTGTCGCGCAGCGGCGTGAACGCGTCCGGGGTTTCCCGCTTGTCCTGGTTCCAGAACTGGCGGGCCTCGACCAGGCCGCCGCCCGCGAACGCCGGGCGGCGGATGCTGGACGCCGAGTTCATGTACCCGAACTGCCTGCGCACCGCGTTGGATTCGTTGCCGCCGACGCTCTCGCCCGTGGCGGGGTCCGCGACGATGTTGATGTGGCCGGCGTCGGATCGGTACAGGGCCAGGTCGCCCGGCTGGGCCTCTGAGCGTGACACCCGCGGCAGGGTCGTGAAGTTGGAGACGAGCGGTGTCCACCCGTCGCGGACCGCGTCCAGGGCCTTGTGTGCGTTGGCCTTCTTGAAAACCCAGTCCACGAACATCCCGCACCAGGCGGCGGAGAAGAACGGCTCGGTGAACTTGTTGGGCCGCCCGCTGATGCCGACCTGGGAGCGGGCGACGTCCACGACCTTCTGTCCGTCGCCGCCCTCCAGCTGGGACGCGAACGGCGACCAGAACCCGTGGAGCTTCCCAATGAGGTGTTCGATGATGTTCGTGGGCAGGCCCTGAAAACCGGTGGACCCGTAGTCGTCGCGGAGCGCGCCGAGGATGGGCCCGGTGACGCCGTTGACGGCGTCCATGAACCCGCCCTTGAAGAACCCGGACATCTTGTCGCCGAAGTCGCCGATGATGCCGCCGAACCGGAACCCCGGCAGGCCCGCGAGGAGGCTGCTGGCGCGGCCCTTGAGGTTGTTCGCGGCGTGCACGAACGACGGGCCGAGGGACTGCACGGCCTCGGGGACGAGCACACCCTCACCGTCGCGGAACAGGGCCACCCGGTTGTCCTGCGCGGAGTACCCGGGCTGGACGCCGCCGGCGCGCATGTCGACCATGCCGCCGTCGCGGAACCCGCGCGGCAGGTCCACCTTTCCAATACTTCCGACGCCGGGAACTTTATCCGCAATTCGATTCCATAGTTTGCGAATTCCCTCATTATAAACCGTGGAAATTACGAACCGAACGGGCTTTTTGGCGACTTCTTCCAGCTTATTCCAGACGCTTCTAATTCCGTCTCGCGCGCGCTCGAAACTACTAATTGCCCGGGATCGGAAACTGTCGAACGCGGCGGACACCTGGTCGCGCAGCGCGCGGGCGCGCGCCACCACCCAGTCGCGCATGGCCCCGACGATGGCGGTGCCGCGGTCGCGCAGGTTCGTGAGAGTGGAGACGCCGCGGTCGCGCAGGCCCGTGAAGAAGCCGAGCACCCGGTCGCGGAGCTGGAGGGCGGCGGCGACCGCCCGGTCGCGCAGCGCCCGCACCCGGGCGACCACCCAGTCCCGGAGTGCGGCGACCAGGGCCGCCCCGCGGTCGCGCAGGCTCACGAACCACCCGATGATCGCCTCGACCATGTCGGGGATGATCGAGTTGCCGACGAGGGTGTCGTACAGCCAGGTGAACGCGCCGACGACCGCGTCGACGATCCCCCCGACGATGTTCGTCAAGATCTGCCAGGCGCCGGTGACGATGCCGACCAGGGCCTGCCAGATTCCGGCGAAGACCTGCTTGATGCCGTCCCAGGCGCGCGACCAGTCGCCGGTCAGGATGCCGATGGCCGTGTTGAAAATGCCCTTGATGACCTCGAATCCGCCGGAGACCATCCCGGACAGGATCGTCCACAGGCCGGAGAAGTGGCCGATGATGCGCTCGCCGAAGGTCTCCCAGATCCAGGTGGCGGCGTCCGTGGCCCGGCGCAGGATCGTGCCGATGAGCTCACCGCCGAGGGAGACGATCTCACTGATCTCCGACCACCAGCCGGACACCGTGTCGAGGACGTCGGAGTCGGCGAGTCTGCCCTGGATGTCGTCCAAGATCGGCAGGAGCCGCTCGCGGGCGTAGTCCATCGACTCGGAGATGAAACCGCCGGCCTCGGAGAACGCGGCGCCCATCTCGCGCATCTTGCTGGTGAGCTTGCCGCCCGCCTCGTCGCTGTCCAGGAGCGCCGTGGTGAGGCCGCCGAGCGGGGAGATGAGGGTGAGCAGGCCGCCGGGGATCCGCTCCGTGATCCACACGTAGGCCTCGGACAGCCACCCGACGAGCCGGATGGTCCCGGTGATGAAGTCGAGGAGGCCGATGACGATGCCCCCGAAGACGTCCGGGTTCTCCTCGACCGTCGTGAAGAGCTCGGACAGGGCTGTGCCCATCCGGTCGAAGGCGCCCTCAAGTTCGGGGCCGATCACGTCCAGCAGCGCCGTGAAGGAGCCGGTGATGGAGTCGATCAGGGACCCGTCGCCCTCGAACGCCCCGAACAGGTCCGCGGAGAAGCGGGACAGGGCGGGCGCCATGTCCGCGAATGCCTGCTCCAGGTGCGGGCTGAGGCTGTCGAACAGGTCGGTGAGGTCGTCGGAGACGTCCACCAGCGTCTGTTCGAGGGGGCGCGCGATCTCCTGCATCGTGGAGACGACGTGGTCGCGCAGCCCGGAGAACGCCTCTCGGACCCGGTCGGCCTGGGCCGCCGCGAACAGGCCGATACCGGCGATCCCGGCGCCGAACGCCAACGTGAACGCCACACCGGCTGTGGCGCCGATCAGCGGGAGGGCGGCCATCGCCGCAGCTACGATGCCGACCAGCAGCCAGGGGACCTTGCCGAGCATCCCGAACGAGCGGGTGAACATGTTGGTGATGCCGCCGAGGCCGCCGGAGACCGCGTCGGACATGCCGCCCATGAACCGGCCGCCGCCACGGCGGCCACCACCGCCCCAGTCGGGGCCGTCCTCCAGGCCCTTGATGAACCGGCCGTGGGCGTCGCGCATGCGCCCCTCGGCGCCGCGGGTGAACCCCTCGCCGAACCCTTCCCCGGAGTCCTCCCCTGCGGAGATGAACCGGCCGCGCTCCACGCGGATGCCGCGCTGGGCGGCGGAGGAGAACGCGCCCGCGTAGGCGGCGCCCTGCTGGGTGCCGGAGGCCACGAACCGGCCGCGGGCGTCGCGCAGGGGCCGGTGGGCGGCAGACACCCCGCGGCGCATCCCCGATCGGGCGCCGGCGGAGAACCCGTCGGTGTACCCGTCGGCGGCTTCCTGGCCGACCTGGCGGGCCGCGCGCCGCATCTGCGCCCGGTCCGTCTGTGCGGACACGTGCACATACGCGGACGCGATCCTGAATCCGCCGGCCACCGGCCACCCCCTACGTGCGCTTCTTCATCCGGCCGATCACGGGAGGCATCCCGTTGGTGTCGCCCTGGAAGGCGGGTGACATGGCCAGCTGGTCGAGGTCGCGCGGGGGCGCGTCCTGGGTCGGGGCGGACGGTGGGCCGGGGGTGGAGTGGCCGTGGTACCCGTCCGCGCGCTGCTGCTGCTCGTGCTCTCGTCGTGCGTTCTCGTTCTCGGACCAGCCGCGGACCGCCGACCCCTCCTGGAAGGGCAGGGCCTCGCAGAGGCGGAAGAACCGCTCGGCGCCCATCTGGGGCGGGAACACCTCGTCGGCGATCCCGGGCCCCCAGTCGGGCGGCCACTGGTAGAACCGTCTGAAGTCCGCGTCGACCAGGTCGATGAGGTCTACGACCCACGCGACCTCGGCCGCGCGGGTCAGGAGTTTCCCAGGGCCTTCGACGTCGCAGAGGTCATCTTCACCTCCACGATGTCCATGACCTGCTGCATGTTCTCGTCGGTCATGCCCTCGGCCTCGGCGAGGGCATCCAGGGTGTGCTCACCCAGGAGCAGCGCGAACGCCTCCGCGACGGCGTACTGGTCACCGCCCGCGCGCACGTCCCGCAGGTACCGCATGGCCAGGTTCGGCGGCACGTCCTTGGGGATCGAGTAGGTGACGTCCTCCACGCGGGGGGTGCCGTCCTCGTCGACCTCCTGGTAGCCGTCCTCCCCGATGACCGGCTGGTCCTCCAGGACGAACAGGGCCTCCATCTCGACCTCGACCTCGGGGGCCTTCGCGCCGATGCGCACAGGCCCGTCCGGCAGCTGCGGGCGCACCCGCGGGGCGGCCGGACGGGCGGGGCGGTTCGGGTTCTTCTTCTTCGGCATGGTCTTCTCTCCGGTCTGGGTCGGTCAGGGGTGTGTGGCGCGGGTCAGGACGCGAGCGCGACCTCGTCGACGTACTCCACGGGGGAGGTTTCGGAGTCCACGAACATCGCGTTGAACACCACGGGGTACAGCCACAGGCCGTCCTTCTGATAGGCGCTCTCGACGTTCTCGATCGAGATGCACCGGTACAGGACGACACGGCGCCGCATGTTGCCGCCGGGCGCCCACCCGTCCAGGACGATGGACAGCTCGTCGGGCAGGAACGCGTCCTGCCCGGCCTTCATCGTGAAGCGCCGGTATCCGGCGCCTTCAGTGATGAACTCGTCGGGGTCGTGGTTGAGGGCGATCGCGAGGTTGGCCAGGGTGCCCTGCGCGAGGCTGGTGGAGACCTGGGTGTCGCGCTCGGTCAGGCGCTGGCCGACGGCGTCGGCGACCTGGTCGACGCTCATCCTGAAGAACGACTGGTTGTTGGTGAGGGTGACGCCTCCGTCAGTCGCGCCGCAGTCGTGCCAGCCGTCCGCCTCCAGCAGCGGGTGGGCGACGTCCTCGGGGTCGGGCAGGGTGCTGATGCCGTACCGGCCGCGCCAGAGCTGGGCGGGTCCGGCCAGGATGGTCTCCCGGTCGACGACTGCGCGGGGTCCACTCATGACTGCTCTCCTTCTTCGAGGTCGGCCTGCACCCAGTTCAGGGCGAGGTCCATGCGGTAGAGGGCGTAGGAGGAGGGGTCGGTGGGGATGCGGCGGAGCCCGCGGGGGATCGCTCCGGTGACCCGCGCGCCGTGCCATCCGGTGCGCAGGGTCAGGGGGGTGTTCAGGGAGAGCCCGGCGACGGCGGCGTTGGCGACGCGCTGGCCGAGGGCCGCGGCGAGCCCGTAGTCGGGGCGCAGGCTGTTGGGGTTCACGGCCCGGAACTCGATCTGGTGCACGGACTCCCCCCACGGGACGGTGGGGTTCTGGGAGCCGGACACGTCGGGGCCCACCACGCAGAAACCCCGCTCCGCCCAGCTGTTCTGATCCTTGGGGAGCTGAGTGGAGCACATGCCCGGCGCCCAGTCGGGCAGGGACAGGATCCAGGCGACGGCGACGAGCTCGGAGGTGGCCGGGTGCAGGCTCACAGTTCCTCGTCCTCCCCGCGCTCGGCCCCGCAGGTGAGGTCCATGTCGGTGGTCAGCGTCGCGGCGCGCAGCAGGCCGGCCACGTCCCACGGCTGGAGGCCGTCGGAGTAGCGCTGGGCGAGCGCGTAGGAGCCCATGCCCTCCCCCTCGGGGAGCAGGCACTTGACGATGACGAGGACCTCGACGGGCTGCCACCCCTCGGGGAGGCCGTCGACCTCCACGCCGAACACGTGCTCGCGGTCGTCGGTGCTCATGAGGTTCCCGATCCCTTGGGGCGTCCGCGGCGCTTGTACGCGGCCGGGCGCAGGGTCGGCTGCGCGGGCGTGCCCGGGTGCTGGACCACCGCGACGGGGTGGTCCGCGCCGGGCCACCACAGCGCTTCGGCGTGGACGGGGCGGATCTCGTGGGGGTCGGTGCCGAACTCGGGGTGGTCCGCGTAGTCCAGGGAGGAGCCGACGTTGCGCTCGCACTGGCGGGGCTTCTCGGTGCCGTAGGACTCCGAGAGGCGGCCGGTGTCGATCGCGGCGCCGTCGCCGGCATCCTCGGCGATCGCCTCGGCCAAGGGCCCGACGGCGTTGCGGTCGACGGCGTCGTCGACGTGCTGCTCCCAGCCGCGGGCCATGACGACCCGCACGCGCTGTGTCATGCTCTGCTTCCCCCTGGGCCGTTTGCGGGCCGGATCGGGTGGTTCGGTTGTCCCTGCCTGGGCGGTTGCGGCTCAGGCGGGGGGTTGGTTGGACAGGTCCACGCAGGCGCAGACCTTGTCCACGAGCCACCCGGACAGGCGCGGCTGGTGGATCTCACGGACGGGGTAGATGCGGCCGGTGGCCTCGTCGACCAGGCGGTCGAGGGCGGCCACGTCCACGTCGCCGGGGACCTTGATCTTGATGTCGCGGACGGTGCGCGGGGCCCCGGTGGAGGGGTCCCAGATCCGCTGGGCGTGTTCGATCAGCTCGCCAGGCACACCCGTGGCGACGGTCTGCTCGGGGCCGGTGCCGGTGTAGTCGTCCACCGGCCCGTCGCGCAGCACCGTCCACGCGGTGTTGACCTGGCTGGTCATCAGACGGCCGGGGTCTCGGTGTCCGGCGTCGCCTTCGTCTTGCTGCGGGTACGTGCGGGCGCGGCCGGGGTCGCGGTCTCGGCGTCCTTAGCGGCCTGGATGGCGGCGAGCTGCTCGGCGACTCGCTGATCCACGAGGGCGTCCACATCCACCTGCGGGGCCGCGGGGGCGGGGGTGTCGGCGCGCTGCCACTTCGCGGAGCGGTCCAGGGTGGTGAGCAGGCGCTGCTGGCGGCCCTGGATCTTGCGGGTGTGCTGGGGGTTGCGGCCGGTCAGCTCGTGCGGGGAGGCGACCTCCTGCACGTGGCCGGTGGGCTTGCCGCCGCGGTACAGCTGGAAGTGGATGGGCATCACGAGTCTCCAAACATGGTGTGGATCTGGTTGCGGTAGGGGTAGAGGAGCCGCTCGGGGAGGTCGATGGTCATGTCGATGCCGGACAGGGCTCCGAGGCCGACGGCGCCGCGGATGATCTCCGCCTCCTCCTCGGTGGCGTAGAGGGTGTCCTGGCCTTCGGCGACCTGCCACCGGAAGACGGTGTCGGTGCCCTCGGTGGTGAAGCCGTGGGGGTTCTCGACGGCGCGGCGGACCATCTCGTAGGCGACCCGGCGGACGGCCACGGGCACGGTCTCGTGGGTGGCCTCGTCTAGGTGGCCGTCGGCGATGTCGCGCACGAGCCCGGACACGTCCTCGCAGTGCGCCTGTACCTGGGTCAGCCAGGAGTCGGCGAAGGTGCGGCGCATGCGGGCGCCCACTTGCTCGGGTGTGATCAGGTCAGCCACCCGGCACCTCCTCCACTGGGTTGGGGTGCGGGGCGGACGCGACCGGAGAAGGGACGCCCGCCCCGCACGTTCATCAGGACACGTCGTCGTTGCCGATGACGACGGCCCGGTCGGCATCGACCAGCGCCGCACCCGCGAAGGTCGAAAGAAGCGACCGGTCGGTGGCGGTCGTCGGGTCGAACATGTAGATGTGGCGGAGCGAAATGCCCTCTTCCACGGCGGTGGAGGACTGGGTGGCGCCCTCGGGGTCGGCCGGCGCGCTGTTCGCGAACGCGAACGAGCTCTCGTGGTAGAGGACGCCGCGGGTGCCGGTCAGCGCGGCGGTCTCGACGACGTTGAACCCTCGGTAGCGGCCGATCCGCGCCTCGGTGAGCGCGGTCGGGGTGGGCGGGGAGTCGAACGGGGTCAGGTTGGGCTTGCCGAGCAGGATCTCGGCCAGCGCGGGGGACGCGGCGAGCCAGCGGCCCTCCATGGGGACGTGGTTGCGGCCCAGGTCGGCGCGGCCGGACAGGATCGCGGCGTCGATGTTGGAGGTGGCTCCGCCGGTGACCTCGTACTCGATCGGCAGGGCGTTCATGACGTCCGCGAGGACGTCTTCGGCGCCGACGGCGACCGCGCGCACCTGCGGCATGACGACCTGGGTCGTGAAGTTCTCGATGTCCAGGGTGCGCTGCTGGAGGGTGATGCGCGCGCCGTCGTAGATGTGCTCCAGGCCCGTCTCGACGGGGATCTCGGAGATCTCGGAGAAGTCCAGGGTGTCGCCCGGGTTCTCCTGGATCTTGGCGTCCCGGGGTACCGGGACGCGGATGATCACGGAGCCGCCGGAGGGGCCGGAGTACTCGTCCGAGGGGACCCGGGAGACCGTCATGGGCAGGGCCAGACGGCGGGTCAGGAGCGATACGGCCAGTCGCGAGATGCGGCTGGAGGTGACAAGCGCCATGGGTCAGTCCTCCCGGACCCACGGCGGCGGCGTCACCGACCGTAGGTCTGCTTCATGGCCTTGGCGACGAGCTCGTCGTCGGTGGGGCCGTCGTCCGCGCCGGAGGCTCCGCCTCGGAGCTTCTCGGTGGGACGGGTGGTCTTCTTGGGTTCGGGGGAGGTTTCGGGGGTCGGCTCGGTGTCGCCGGCGGGCTTGTCGAGGCCGAACAGGGTCTTGATCTTGGCGGCGTCGTTGAGCAGCGCTTCCTTGGTCTTGCCGCGGAGACGTGTGGCCTGCTCGGTGGTCAGGCCGGTCTCTTCGGCGACGGTCGCGATGAGGACCTTGCGTTCGGCTGCCGCGGTCTTCTCCTCGGCTGCGGTCACGCGGGCGGCGAGTTCGTCCAGCTGGGCCTTGGTGGCGGTGCCTTCGGCCTTGGCCTTCTCCAGTTGCCTGAAGTTGGTCTTGGCCCGGTCCTCCTGCCTTTTCAGGAGGGCCTTGTACTTGCGGGCTTCCGCTTCCCAGTCCGTGCCGTCGGCGGGGGCGTCGTCCTCCTGGGTGGAGGCGGTGTCCTCGTCGGTGTCGGCGCTGGTGCTCTCGGCGGCGGTCTCGGTGGTCTCGTCCCGTTCCGGGGCGGTCTCCGTGGACTGCTGCTCCTGCTCCTGCTCTTCGCTCTGTTCGGTTGTCTCGTCGTGCTCGCTCATGCGGTCCCGTTCCGGGTGTGTCGTGGCCGTTTCGGCGCTGTCTTCCGCTTCTGCGTGTGCTGTTGTGGAGTCGCCCGTTTCGGGCTCCTCTGCCTCGGATGATACCCCAATGGAATCACCATTGGCTTGTTGATGCGTTTCAGGTATCACGGCCGCCACGGCGAGGGCCTCCTCGGCTTCGAGCGCTTCCACGGCCTCTTTGACCTGCTGGTTCATGGGTTGAGCCTTCCTGTGGTGGTGTCCCAGGTGTCCGGGATCAGGTTGAGGAGCCCCAGCGCGCGCGCCCGACGGACGATGAATCGTCGCACCAATGCGCGTTGGGTATCAGTCGCCGGGCTCACCCGGCCGACGGCGCGGATCGCGTTCTCCAGGTCGGTGCGGTTACGGATGGGGAAGCGGCCCGGGGCGCCGTCGCGCCCCGGGAGCGCCCGGCCCTGCTGGGCCAGGCGCCGCCGCTCCCCCGCGCCCGGGTCAGCCACGGACGGCCACCCGGAACACGAACTTCTTCCCGCTGTCGACGGTGTCGGTGTGCTCCACGTCGCCGCACGGCACACGCCCGGCGTCCAGGGCGCGGCGCAGCACGACGCGGGCCTGCCGGTCCAGCCACGTCTGGTCGACCCGGTCGGGGCGCACCGCGGGGACGGTGAGCTCGAAGTGCTCGCGCTCGTCCTCCTCCTGGGCGGAGGCGTCGGGGTCGCCGGCCGGGACGGCGGCGCCCGCCTCGGCGTCCTTGTGCTCGGGTTCGGCGTCGGCCGCGCGCAGCCGCTCGACGAGCTCGGCCTTGTTGCCGGTGGTGGGCAGGCCGCGCTTCTTCGCGCGCTCGCGCAGGTCCGCGACGAGCAGCTCCTCGTAGTCCACGGCGCTGGTGTCGGTCATCGGGGTCTCCTCCATGGGTGGGCCCAGCGGGGCGCCGGGCTCGGACAGGATCAGGCGCATCGCGCCCGGGTCGGGGACAGTGGCGGCGGTGCGCGGCAGGATGCCCGCCGCGGGGGTGTGGCCGGCGGCCTCCTTGTAGCGCAGGGCCAGGGCGGTGTTCACGGCCCGGCCGTGCCCGTGCTTGTCCGCAGAGGGCGGGTGCCACAGGTGGTAGGCGCGGCCGGGGATGCGGGCGCCGGGGCCGCCGGTGAGGGTGTGGACGGCGTACTGGTAGGCGCGGTCCTCCCCTCCCCACGCGCTCATGCGCTCGTCGTGGCCGCCCACGAGGGCGTTGACGTCGGCGCGCACGGCGATGCACCCGGACGGGGCGTCGGCGACCAGGCGCTCGGCGGGGTGGGTCGGCATGCGTGCGTCGGGCCCGTGCTCGAGAATCCGGCGGGTGGCGGCGCGGGGCAGGCGCACGAGGTCGATGTAGGCGTGCACGAGGCGGCCGGTGGTGTGCGCGGCCTCGGCGGCGGCGTGCAGCTGGTCGATGGGGACAACGGTGTCGGCGTCCGCGAACACCAGCACCTGCGCGCCGTCGTTGCGGGCGCGGGCGGCGGCGTCGTTGCGGGCGGCGGCACGGGATGGCCCGGTGCCGTAGACGACGGTGAGGCCGTACCGCTCCCAGTACGCGCGCGTCCACTCCCGGGCCGCCTCCCGGTGGGGGCAGCCCGTGGGGAACCAGGGCACGCACACGGCCATGCGCGGGGACTCGCGCACGAACACGGTCATTTCAGCCCGCGGTCGCGCCGGTCGATGCAGTCGGCCAGGGCCATCCACTCGCGGGCGGCCTCGATCTTGCGACGCGCGGCACCTTCGTTGACCATGGGCGCGGTGGCGGCCGTGAGTGCGTCGGCCGCGGCGGTGACGGCCTGGACGAAGGTGGGCATCTGCCCCTTCTCGCGGGGCGTCGGGTCGGTGGCCATGGGGTTCTCCTGGTGTCGGTAGTCGGGGCCGGGGATGAGGAGTCCGCCGCGCTGGAAGCGCTCGGCCTCCACAGGCTTCGGGGCCGCGGGGTCGCGGGGAAGGGATTCCTGCTGCTGCTCGCGGATGGGCCCGGGGTTGGGGACGGCCACGGTCAGTCCTCCGGGTGGTGCCAGGTGCCGCCGAGGTACACGCGGGTGCCGGTGTGGCAGCGGGCGCCGGGGGCGTCGCCGGCCGGGTCGCCGGGGGCGCCGGGCACGCGCGGCGTGAAGAACATTCCGGTGGGGTTCAGCACGGCCAGGCCGACGCCGTGGTCGGACTCGCCAGCGGGCGCAGACCAGTCGTGCACCTGCGTGACGACCGCGGCCCGGCACACCGACGGATACGCCTGGGTTCCGTCGGGGCGCACCGGGGTGCCGTGGGCGACGTAGTGCACGGTGTCGCCCACGTGGGGCGGCCAGTGTGCGGCCATGGTCAGGCTTCCTTCGCGCGGGCGCGGCGCAGGGCGTCGACCGCCTCGGCCTCGGTGGCGGTGAGCTGGTAGGTGGTGCGGAGCGTGTGGGTCTCCCCGCGGTACTCGGCCAGGGCCTGGCGGAGGCCGTTCTCGTCGCGGTCGTAGGAGCGCCACCACTCCATGGCCTGCCACACAGGGGCGAGCCGGTCGGTGGACGCCTCGACGCGGGCTCCGGCGGCGCGCAGGGTCGCGAGCACGCCTGCGGTCTCGGCGGCGGCGTCCTCCGCGTAGCCGAGTTCGGCGAGGGCGGTGACCATGTCGGACAGGTCGTCGGCGCGGGTGGCGAGCGCCGCGAGGGTCCGGGCGTCGCAGAGGTAGTTGAACGATCCGCCGCTCACGAGCGTCCTCCCGGGTAGAAGAGCGCTTCGGGGGCGAACTCCTCTGCAGTGAGGAGGCTGCGCAGGCCGGTCCAGACGGCGCGCTCCGTCTCGTCGCCCTCCTCGGTGCCGAGGGCGACCTTGGCAGCCTGGCGGAGGGCCTTGAGCTCGTCCGTGGTGAGCGTGAGCGTGTGGGTGACGGTGGTGGCGATCTTGGCCATGCTCAGGACTCCCTGGCCTGGTCAGCTGCGGCGAGGGCCTCGTGCTCCTCGGGCCGGTAGATGCGGGTGGTCGCGATCCGGTCGCAGGTGCCGACGTCTCCGGGGACGTTCGGGTGCTGACCGCCGAGGACGATCCGGTCGGCGCCGACCGCGATGAGAATGCCGACGTGGCGGACCTCGCCGGGGGTGGAGACGACGACGGGGTGGCCGATGAGGTGCCAGTACTTGGTGGGGTCGTCGGGGACCCCAGTGGGAAGGAACTTCGTCATGGTGTTCTCCGGTCGGTTTCGTGTGTGGTTTCGGAAGCAGATCAGCGGCCTAGGTTCCGTTGTTCTCGCGGCCTTCGGAGGCCAGATCAGCGAATCGGGCGCCCTTCTTCCGACGGGGCATCAGCACCACTCCGCGGCGAATTGGGTGAGCCACTCGGCGCGGGTTAGACGGCGGTAAGTTCGGCTGCGCGCGCGACCGGCTGGGCGGCCGGGTCGGCGTCGGTGTTGTCGAGGTCGTGGTCGCCGTCGGCGGTTCCGTCGCGGGCGGCCTGGCGGTCGCGTTCGGCGCGGGCCTCGATCCACCGGTCGACGGTGGACTGGGAGACGCCGGGCACCATCTCGTACAGCTCCTGCACGGGCACGTCGAGCTTCTCGCCGAGGATCTCCAGGGCGGACACGACAAGGCCCAGGCGTCGGGCCGCAGTGTCCTTCCACATGACCTCGGCGAGCGGGTCGTCGGGGATGCCGGCCATCTCTCCGGCGCGGCCGAGGAGTTGTTCGTGCCCCTCCCCCAGGGCGGTCTCGCGTTCGATGAGCTTGCGGTCGGTGGCGGCGTTGACGGCGTCGAGGGCTTCGGCGCTGATCTGCACGATCTGGCCGAGGAGTTCGTTGGCGGGGGTCTGGGAGATGACGGCGAGGTGGCGCAAGGTGGCCTCGCGGGAGTCGATGTAGGGGTCCAGGGGCACCGGGTCGAACTGCCCCAGGGCCACCTCGCCGGGCTTCTTGGGGATGGTCAGCAGGTTCGCCGCGGCGGCCTTGACCCTGTCGGCGCCCTTGGCAAGCCAGCCGATGATGTACCGCTGGCCGTGCGCCCCGTAGTGCTGGGCCACGAGCAGGAGGAAAGTCGTGATGTTGATCTGGTCCTGGAGGTCCATCAGCGGTTCGATGGTGCCGACCACGGGGTCGTCGAGGTCGACGGTGGGCAGGTAGCGGACGATGGGGCACACGCCCTGGTCGTGCGACTCGGTGTCGCGGTGGTCGAAGCCGCCCTGGCCGAGGTAGAGGGTGTGCACGTCCTGGTTGTCGTAGAGGCGCCACTGGCCGTGGTGGCGCTTCTCCAGGGCGAACTCCGGCCAGACGTCGTCGTCGCCGTAGGCCGCGGTGAGCTGGCGGGGGGAGGCTCCGCGCAGAACGGGGACGGGCTCGCCCGGGAGGGTGATGCCGTAGGCGGCCCCGTAGGTGGAGGCGGCGCGGGTGATGCCGAGCTGGCGGGAGTCGAACTGGTTGCGCTGCCAGATGTCCCACACCGCCTTGGCGTGGCCGGTGTTCTCGCGCCGGTACCCGTCGACGTACAGGGACTGAGTCTCCGATTCGGGGACCAACCTGAGGATGTTGACCTTCGCGATGTTGGCGAGGGCCTTCAGCTCCAGGGGGGCGTCCGGCGGGAGCCAGGTCAGTTCGGGTTCGCCGCGCACGTACATGCGGATCTTGTCGAGGCGCTCCTTCTCGCGGCCTCGGATCTTCAGCAGCTCCTGGGCGCGTGCCTGGACCTGGTCTGGTGTGAGCGCCACCTGTTACCCCCCGGTGTTGGCGTCTACCACGGATGATAGCTGTGGGGTATCAACATCCAGGTTTTGATGCCGTGGGGGTATGGGCGGAGTCAGAAGCCCATCTCGAAGTCGAATCCCTCGTCGACGTGCATGACCAGGTACCGACTGGCGTCCATGCCGTGGTCGTTGATCTTCAGCGGCTGCTCCTTCGGGCCGCTCCGGGCGGTGCCGGGGTCCCACACGTACCCGGTGATCTCCTCCAACGTGGAGCAGGGCTTCTTCGCGGCCTCCAGCTCCATGTCGCGGGAGACCACGGCGTCGCGCAGGAACAGGATCCGCGGCCGGCCGTCGCCGGTGACGCGCATGCGCGCCTGGACGGCCTGGATGCCCTCAGACACCTTCTTGTCGGCGCTGGTGGTGATCATGCCGAGCTCGCGTTCCAGGACCGCGCGGCCCTCGGCGTCGTGGTCGACGACGACCGCACTGGGGAGGGGTTCGGTCCACTCCCCTCCCGGGCCCTGCATGGCGGCGAGGATGTCGCGCGCGTGCAGGTCGACGGTGCGTTTGGTCCGGTAGATCTCCCGGTACAGGTACAGGCGCCCGTCGCCGTCCTGGGCCCACCACTGGGCGACGAAAGGGTTGGTGTACCCGAAGTCGACGGCGAGGTAGCGGGTCCAGTCCGCGGGGATGTCGAAGCGGTCGAGGACGTGGACGGTGTCCTGGAAGTCCTCGTAGATGATGCCTTCGGCGGCGGCCCACACGCCGCGGCGCAGGCGGGCGTGCCGGACCCCGGTGAGGTTGTCGAGCTTGCCGATGTAGGCGACGCCGCGCTCGGTGAGGGACCCGTCGGCGTTGAAGTAGACGGGGTTGTCCTCGTGGCGGGTGTTGATCAGCCTCGTGGTGCCCTTGTCGCAGCGCAGCTTCAAGAAGTGGGTGGGCGAGTCCGGGTTGCAGCCCGCCAGCAACTGCTGGAAGGACATGGCGCCGTGGCGGAGGCGGGTCATGATCGCCTCCCAGTCGTCGACGGTGAGCTCGGTGGCCTCGTCCGCGAACACCACGTCGTACTCCGACGACATGATCTTGGTGGGTTTGTCCATGCCGCCGACGACGATCGTGGACCCGTTGTCGTACCGGTAGGCGGCGGCCTCCTGCGGGGAGCCGCCGTAGAAGTGCACGGCTCCGGTCGCGAGGAGTTCGGGGATGACCTGCTCGCGCCAGGTGACCAGCGTCGTCGACCCCAGGGACACCGAGGTCTTGCGGACGATCAGCCCGCGCATGCCCGGGTTGAGCAGCGCCATGAGGTTGAGCTTCTCCAGGCACACCCGCGACTTGCCGGTGCCGGCCGGGCCACACGCGAGGACCTCGTCGTCGCGCGCCTCCATCACCTCCACGGCGTGCCCGCGCGGGGTGTAGGCGTGGACGAGGTCAGCGGAGAGCGTCAAGGTCGACCCCGGTCACGTGGTAGGTGGCCACCTTGCCGGAGTGCTCGGTCTTGGCCGGCGCGTCCAGGCCCAACAGTTTGCGGCGTTCGGCGTCCAGCTGGGAGATGAGCTTGGCCGCGGCGAGCCGGGGGCTGTTGTCGCGCAGCGGCATACCGTCGGGGCCCTCCACGACCCTGCCGGTGGCGGACACGACGTAGTGGTGGGTGGTCATCACCGCGGAGGCTTCGGCAATGAGGACGTCCAGGCGCTCCACGACGGTCAGGCGGACGGCGTCGCGTTCCTCCTCGGGGATGGACGCGCGCACGTCGGCGATGATCTGCGAGACGCGGGACTGTCCGATGTCGTGGTGTTCGGCGATGCGTTCCTGGGTCCATCCGGCCAGGTGCTGCTGCCAGATGAGTCCGTTGCGGCCCTCCAGGCGGCCCGTGGCGTTGTTCGGCATTCCCCCTCCTCAGATGGGCGGATTATCAGTTATTACCGGTCTGAGCGTCGGATGCGGAGCTTGCAGCGGCACCAGGGGTGGGCGGGTGGGAGGCCGGTGAACCCGGTCCAGTTGGTGAAGGACTGGTAGGTGCCGTCGGGTCCGGTGGGGGTGGTGCCGTCGAGGTCGTTGCAGACGGGGCAGACGCTGGTGTCCTCCTCGGACCCCCATTCGGTGGTGCGTCCGAGGGCGCGGGCGGTGTGGTCGAACACCTGGTTGTAGGTGCCGTACAGCCAGGTGGTGATGGTGCGGGTGAGGGTGCGGGCCAGGCGTGCAAGTTGCTGGGAGGGGGGTGTGGGGTTGATGGGCAGGGTGGTGCCGAGGGCGGCGGCGGTGTCGGTGAGGGCCTGGACGATGTCGGCGTGGACGTCGTCGAGGGTGGTGGCGATCAGGCGGCGGATGGTGGTCGGGTCGGTGGGGGGCGTGCCGGCAGCTGCCGTGTGGGCGAGGGTGGCGGCTTGGGTGAGGAGGGTGGTGGTCTGGTCGGTGAGTTCTCGGGTGGCTTCGTGGGTGAGGTGGTCGGCGGCGAGGGCGGTGTCGCGCCCCCAGGTGCCGGGGAGGGCGAGGGGAACGGGGGGTAGCTGGGTGAGGGCGCCGGCGAGCGCGGCGGTGATGGCCGCGGCGGCTGCGGCTTCGAGGGCGGTGAGCTGTTCCTCGACCTGCTCGTCGGTGGGTGGTTCCTCTGGTGTGGTGGTCATGTCGTCCCCCGTTTGGTATCACCATTGACGATAGCTGGCGGCTATGGTGGGTGGTGTGGTGGTGAAGGGCGAAGGGCCCGCGCTCGGTGCGCGGGCCCTTCGTCGTGGGTGGGGGTGGTCAGGGGCGGTCGTCGTAGCAGCGGGGGCCGCTGATGAACTGCCGGGTGGGGGTCTTCCCGCAGGTTTCGCCGCGGGCGGCAATGTAGTGGCCGCAGGGCAGGTGCTCCTGGCCGGGCATGGCTTCGGCGATCCACACGGCGATGTGCGGGGGCAGTGTCCAGGCGGTCTCGGTGGCGGGCGGTTCGGCGGGCGGTTCGGTGGTGGTGGGTGGCCGGTCGCGGGTGGGGACGGGGATCTTCGGGGCGCCTTGGCCGGGTGCGCGCGGGGTTCGGGCGCCGCCGGTGACGCGGAGGCGGCGTCGGGGCTGGTGGAGGATCGAGTCGTGGTTCTCGTAGCCCTCGGTGTGCCTGGTGGCGGGTGTGGTGAGGGTGCGCAGGTGCGGGGGTAGGTCGGCTTCGGTGAACGGGCGGCCCTGGGTGTGGGCGTACTCGGCGTGGTGGTCGGGTGTGGCCCACAGGCGGGCGACGGTGCGCTCGTCGTCGGAGGGGATGGCGATGGGCACGAGGAGACCTCCGGCGGAGTGCTCGATGAACTCCTCCAGACGGGTGGGGCGCCGCTCCCAGATGCCGTGCTCTTTGCCGCAGTCCAGGGTGAGGGGGCCGGGGGTGGTGCAGGGCCCGGGGATGTTGCGGCACCACTCCCAGCGGTAGGTGCTGATGCCGTCGGAAACCCATGCGGCGCGGCCGTGGAGGATCTGTTCGGGGAGCATCTGGTTGGCCATGGACCAGGGGACCTTGTGGATGAGTTCGCGGGTCTTGGACTTGGCGCTGTAGTCGGTGGTGAGCCAAGAGGGGGTGTGGCCGTCCCGGTAGACGAGGTTGGTGCGTTTGGTGATGGCGCCCTTGCCGGGCTGGGTGACCTGGATCTGCCAGTTGATCTGGCGGCCGTCGGGTCCGAGCACGGCCACGTCGGCGCGGCCCCTGGTGGAGGAGCCGTAGTCGGCGGACAGGCCGGCGGTGGAGGCGTTGGTGGCGATGCGGTCCCGCCAGGCCTTGCGCTCGTCGTTGTCGGCGGGGTCGCATGAGCGGTCCTCGGAGGAGTGGTGGGCGACCTCCCAGAACCCTTCCCGGCCGCGTTGCTGGCGCACGTACATGGACGCCTTGTCGTGGCGCTGGGGGATGGCGCGGCAGCGGGTGCACAGCAGGTAGCCCTTGGCGTAGGTGCGGCGTTTGCCCGGGGCGGTGTAGAGGAGGGTGCGGAGCTGTTCGGGGGTGAGGCCGAAGTCGTCGAGGTTGGGGTCGAGCTCCAGGCGGGCCGCGACCCACAGGACGGGGGCGAGTGCATCTGTCATGGTCACCTCGCAGGGAAGGGGCGTGCGTTGATGCTTGCAGCCGGTACTGCCAAAACGGGGCGGATGCCGTGGATCAGGCGTAGGGGCCGAGTGCTTCGCTGGTGAGGCAGGGCCAGGGCAGGGGGTTGCCGTCGGCGTCGGCGCAGTGGGCGCACGTGGCGGGGAGGAGGCCCGTCGCGGTGCAGAGCACGTCGCCGCGGTCGTCGCGCGGGTGCATGTCGGCGCTGGAGTCGGTGTCGTGGCCGCAGTTGATGCAGGTGTGGTCGGAGCCATTGGGGTCAGGGAGGGCCCACGGGTAGGTCTGGTGGGGTGCGTGGAGGCGTCGCACCCTGGCGATCGCGGCTCTGAGCGTTCTGGACTGTGCGCGCGCCTTGCGGGTCTTGTCGCGCTGGTCGGCGAGTTTGCCTTCGAGGTCGTGGACGCGGGCGTTGGCGTGCTCGACGGAAAGGGTGAGGGCCTTGTGGACGGAGGGGGCCATGGCCCGGTTCTCGGCGCGTTCGGTGAGGCGGATGCTGCGCTGGATGCCGGGGGTGCGGTCGAGGTACCCGTCGTCGGTGAGGATCTTGACGTGGCGGCTGACCGTGGCGGGGCTGGAGAGCCCGGAGCGGTCGGCGATCTCGCGGAGGGTGGGTGCGTGGCCCTGTTCCGCGGTGAGGGCGCGGATGGCCGCGAGGATGGTTCCCTGGGTGGCGGTGAGGGTGGTGCGCACGGGGGCCTCCTGGTGTTGTTACTGGTGAGACGCACTGGGAGGGTGGGGGGTTGCGCGGGCGGGAGCGGGCCGCCCGCAGTGACTACTCCCCCGCGAGTTCGCGGGCGCGGGCGAGGGCGAGGAGTACGTCCGTGTGGCGTTCGGTCGGCCCCCACGAGCGCACGAACCATTCGGGCCCGCCGTCGTGCGGCTGTTCCCGGGTGACGCGGACGAAGGTGTCCATGGCCCCGAACTCGAATGCGGTCGCGTGGCCGAGGTAGGTCCGTAGCTTCCGGTTCTCCTCCTCCAGGTCCGCGGTGTGGCGGGCTTGGGCTTCGGTGTGGGCTCGACGCTCGGCCTGGTCGGTTTCCCATACGGCGATGATCTGCTCCGGGTCGCCGCTGTGGGCCTCGACCTCGGTGCGCGGGTCGAAGCCGCCGTCGGGGGTGTCCACCCGGTTCGCGAGGACGTCCATGATCGCGGCGGCGCGGTGTTGGTCGGGGGTGCCGCCGAGGGCCCCGTTCCACTTCCCGCACGAGCAGGAGCGGTGTCCGGCGAGGTCGATGTCGTCGGGGTCGGTCTCGTGGTCGGCGAGCACGGCGGTGATGCGGTCGCGGAGGGGGGTTTGTGCTTGCACGGTGGGGCAGGGCCAGTGCCGGTAGTCGGCGGCGCAGATCAGCGCTCCGGGCCGGGTGCAGCCGCAGGGGCACTGGTGGGTGGGCCGGTGGTCAGACATGGGTGTCTCCGTCCAAGGCGATCTTGGTGGCGCACGGCCAAGGGGCCTCTTCCTCCTGGATGATGCAGTGGGTGCAGGTGCGGCGTGGGCGGACCCGGCAGCGCAGGGTGCCGTACCCGTCGGCGAAGTGGTTCTCGGTGAGGGTGCCGGCCGCGTCGCGGAGCGGGGCGTCGCAGTGGTCGCATTCCAGGTGGTACGGGTAAGGGGCCTCGGCCTGGTGGTAGTGGGTTTCGCAGGCGTGGAGGGCGCGGACGGCGGCGGCCTGCGCCTCCAGGGCGGCGAGGTCCTCGCGCTCGACGTACAGCTCGGTGAAGCGGGCCGCGGCGCGGGCGCCGGCCGGGGTGACGGACGGGTAGTAGTCGGCGACCCCGTCTTCGCCGACGTCCGGCACGAGCCCGGCGATGATGCGGGCGGGGATGCGGGTGCCGCCGATGCAGGCCTGGCCGCCCGCGGCTTCGGGGCGGATGGTGACGGACCCGGCGAGGCGCTTCTCCAGCTCCACGATGCGGGCCCCGCGTTCGGCCTTGATGCCGTCCAGGCGAGCCATGGACTCGCGATGCACGCGGACTGACTCCTCCAGCTCGGCGATGCGGTCGCGGAGCTTGTCGGCTTCGTGCTCCATGTGGGAGAAGTCCGAGGCATCCGGGCCGTCGTCGGCGCCCAGGAGGGCGAGGGCGTGGGCGATCCACGCCGCGCCCATGTGGCCGAGGGTCGGGCCGGGGAGCGGGTGGCCGCAGGTGCACGCGCAGGTGCTGGTGGTGTGGTCCAGGCGGGGCCGGTGCGGGGTGTCGCCCTCCCACAGGTGGACGTGGTCGGGGCACAGCAGCAGGTGCGGGGAGGAGGTCCGGAGCCAGTGGCGGTCGGCGGTGGCCTGTTCGGGGGCGGGGCCGTCGGCGGCGTCGTAGAAGGCGAGGCACCCGGGGATGGCGCAGCGGCGGGCGAGGGTGCCGTACCGTTCGACCTCGAGTTCGGAGATGCGGATGTCTCGGGCGGCCAGGACCGGGGCGAACTCGGTCATCGCGGCATCGGCGTTGGCGGAGGCGCTCCTCTCGACCAGGGTCCGGGTTCCGCGTTCGAGGTGGCGGCCGTCGGCCTCGGAGAGGACGCGGGCCACGAGTGCTGCGGCGACTCGGTCGCGGAGGCCGGCGTCGTCGACGGTCTGGGGGCGGGGAGGCGTGGGGGTGGCGTCCAGGTCCTGTTGCATCTCGGTGTAGAGGCGGTTCAGTGCGCTCATGCCCATCGGTTTCCTTTCGGTTCGGGCCCGGGGCCGGGTGGTCCGGCCCCGGGGCGGGTCAGGCTTCGTCGGCGGAGGCGAGCACGCCGTTGGTGTGCCAGCGGCGCCCGTACTCGTCCTCGTGCAGGCCGGGGTGTTCCTCGGTACGGCGGCACTGGGCGAAGATCGGGAGGCCGCGGCGGCCGTGGTGGAGGGTGCTGATCGTGTGGTCGCACGGGGCGGTCCCGGCGCGGTCGGTCTTCATCTGGTGGAGGCGGGTGGACGCGAGGGCGTGGGTGACGCTCTTCATGGCGTGGGTGACCGGGTCGGCGCCCATCAGGCGATTCCCTTCGGCTCGTGCGGGTCCGGGGACGGGCCCGGCCTGTCCGCTCCACACCAGGACCAGCCGTGGACGTCGACCCAGTGGCGCTGGCGGGGGTGTTCGGCGTCGTGCCAGATGGTGCCGGTCGCACCTCCAGCACTGGTCGCGGCGGCCGGTGGCGCTGACGGCGTCGGCGTGGTCCCGCATCGTCTGCCGTGCCTGTGCGTCCCGGCTGGGCGGGCGGGTCATCGGGCCCGCCCGGTGCGCTTCCACGGCTCCAACAGCTCGACGACCTTCTCCAGGGCGGCGCGGATCTCCGGGGTGTCGGGGTCGATCCGGTCGTCGCTGTAGTAGGTGCCGCGGTACTCGTCGAGGTGGTCGAGGCGGTCCAGGGCGGATTTGGCGCGCTTGTGCACGGTGCGGACCTCGGTCAGCGCGTCGCTGGTGTCGCGGCCACGGTCAGCGCTCATCGGGTGGGCTCCTCGCTCGGGATGAGGTGGGCGGGGTGGGTGCGGGGCGGCCCGTGCAGGACCTCCACGGACCGCAGGCGCAGGGTGTCGGGGTCGGTCTGGCGCTCGTAAATGCGCAGGACGTCACACGCGGGACAGCGATGGGCGTGCCACCGGTACAGCTCCACCTGGCGGCCCCGGTGGGTCGTGAGGGCGAAGCCGCGGTTGATGCAGCCGGGGCCGGGGTCGGCGCAGGTGTCGCACCCGGGGTCGACGTGGGACAGGATCTGCTCGGCCGCCCACGGGTTCCACCGGGCGACGGGGACGCCCCCGATCTCGTCGGGGAGCGCCGGGATGGAGCGGAGCTCGCGGTCGCTCACTGGTCGTCTCCGGGGGTGTTGGCGGCGAGCAGAAGGACGTCTGCGTGGCAGGGTTCCGTGGTTTTGCACCAGCACATGAGGTTGCGGCCGGCCAGCTGTGGGAGCGCGTTGCGGAGCTCCCAGTGCTCCACGGCCATGCTGGCCGGGCGCGCCTGGGGGTTGGGGGTCGTGATCCACGACTGGAACCAGGAGACCGCGCTCTGGGCGTCAGCGATCTCCAGTCGCACGCCGGTGTAGTCCCACCCCGGAACCAGCGGCTCGGGTTGGGTATCGCAGTCGGGGGTCCAGGCGTAGGTCTCGCCGACCGTGTAGGGGTTCCCGAATTTGGTGCCGCGGCCGACGTACCGGGCGCCGGTCGGGGACCGCCACCCCTTGTCGCGGCGGCGCTGGATGCGGGTGGGGATGGGGCCGCCGCGATCGAGGGGGTGGACGTGGCCCAGGACGATGCCGCCGCTGTAGTCCTCAACGAGCACCATGGGTTCGCCGTGGCCGAGGGGCCACGCGGCGCTGCGGGTGACGGTGATGAGGGGCTCGTCGGTGAGCGTACCGGGGTAGGCGGCGACCTTCGTGCCTTCGGGGTAGAGGGCGTTCCACAGGGCAGCGGTCATCGGTCGTTCTCCTGGTCGGTGAGGTAGCGGTGGGCGAGCCCGGCGATGCAGGCGGCGCGGATGCGGCGGACGGTGCCGAGCAGGTAGCGGATGCCGCGGCGGTCCAGAGGGATGGTCGTGGTGATGCCGGTGATGCCGCGTGCGTCGCCGGGCTGGTCCCAGGCGGGGCCAGTGAGGCGGATGCGGATTTCCAGGTGGGGGGCGTGCCTGGTGCCGGTGGCGCGGCGCAGGTCCCGCCGGGCCGCGCGGTAGGCGGCCCGGCGGCGGGTGTTCACAGCGACTCCCCCACGGGGGCGGTGAGCCAGGACGACCACTGAGTCGTCCTGGTCTCGGGGTTGTCGGGTCCGAGGCGACGAGAGATGTCCTCGCCGGTGGTGACGACGTACTCGTAGGTGCCGTCGTGGTAGGGGCCCTTGATCTCGCGAACCGTCCCGGTGGCGAGGTTCTCTCGTCGGGCCCACTCCTGGCGTGCGTGGTAGACGCGGGTGCCGACGGGCAGCGGCTGTGCGGTCATCGGGAGGCTCCGATCGGAGTCTGGGCGCGGAGGGCGCCGGCGGCGGTGAGGGTGTACAGGCGGCGGGCGACGCGGGTGGGGTCGGGCTGGGGTTCGTGTTCGCTGTGGATCAGGCCGGCGTCCTCCAGGCGGGTGAGGGCGGGGTGGAGGCGGCCGAAGTCGATGCGGCAGAACGGGCAGGACACGAAGGTCTCCTCTCGGGCCCGCCCCGGCGGTCGGCCGGGGCGGGCGGGGGTGGCCGGTTCGGGTGGTGGTTCTCAGTCGAGCGATACGGCGTCGTCGTAGCCGGACCAGTTGTCGACGCCCGCGGCCTCCAGGGCGAGCAGAGTGTCGAAGGCCTTTTCCAGGGAGGCGAGGCGGGCCGCGTCGATCACGACGTGCCCGGTGTCCCCAGGGGCGTCGAGGACGGCACGGGCCAGCTCGACGGCGTCGTCTCCCTGCGGGACGTACACGGTCGCGCGGCGCGTCTGGCCGTTGAAGGTCTCCCGGGCCTGGATGCACATGTGCCCGCTCAGGACGCCGACTTCGAGCACGTCGTTGTGGCGGTCGGTGTAGGTGTATGGGAACTCGGTGCTCACGGTGTTCTCCTCAGGTGGTCTTGTGGGGGCAGGGGCCGCGCATCTGGTCGTAGATCTCGGCGGAGTACCGCTCGTGGGTGACCAGCTCGATGCGGTACCCGAAGCGGCGTTCGCTGTCCCGCTCGGCGTCGTCGGGGGTCAGCTCCTCCCACGCCTTGTCGGCGGTCGTGAGGACGGTGTCGCCGTACTGGGCGAGGGTCACCGCGCGCGGGCACCCGCAGGGCGACCAGAGCACCCAGTCGCAGGCGGTGAGCGTGACGAGCGGTCCGGCCTGCGCCTCGACGTCGGGGAGGCTGACGACCACGCCGGGCCCGGTGGTCAGCCGGTAACGGTCGTTGGCCTCCTTGTGCCAGACGTCGCCGTGACGGTCGCGGTAGGCGGTCGGGGCGGCGGGCTTGGGCTGGTCCTTGGTGAGGGCGTGGATGACGGTGCTCACGGGCCCGCACGGCCAGGCGTGGATCCTGTAGCCGTCGTCCTCGTCGGCGCAGTACTCGCAGACGGCCTTGATGGGCGTGTTCGCGCACCGGTAGTAGCCGCCGAACGCGATGCCGTTCTCGTCGGCGGGGTGCTTCCCGTCGCTCGGGTTGGTTCCGCAGACCCGGCACCGGTCCGGGTCGTTGCCGCCGGAGGGCTGGTAGGGGGTGGAGACGTGGGGGGACAGCACCGCGCGCAGGGCCGCGATGACGCGGGCGGCGTCGTGGACGGCGGCCGTGCCCTTGGTGGCCTCGAAGAGGCGGCGGTCGGCGGCGTCGATGAGTTCGACGGGGTCGGGGGTGGGGTCAGCCATCGGTGTCACCCTTGAGAACGCCGGGGGCGGCGAGCACCTGGATGTCCGTGCCGTGGTCGAGGTCGATGGTGTGCTCCGCGCGCTCCCGGGCTTCCAGGGCGGCGACGCGGTCCTCGACCTGGCGGAGCCGCTCGGCGGACGCGGCCCCGGCCTCCAGGGTGTGGATGCGCTCGTACAGCTCGGCGAGGGTGGGCACCTCGTCCCCCGGCTCGACGAGGTCCTCGGCGGGGAGGTCAACGAGGTCCGGGCGGTCAGTGTTGGGCCGCAGCGGAAGGGCGGCGATGGCCTCGGAGATGGCCATGGGCACCCGGTGCGTGTCGATGAGGACTTCCTGCGCGGCGAGGTCGCGCATGGACCGGGCGCCCTTTTCGAGCGCCGCGTCGCGCTCTTGGCGCAGCCGCCGGACCTCGCAGGTCAGCTCGAATCCGCGGGCGCTGCGGGCGCGGTAGGCGTCGATCTCGTCAGTGCGGGCCACCTCGTGCTCGGTGTCTCCGGCGACGGCGAGGATCGCGCGGGCCAGAGCGACAGCGTCGGGGCCCTTGGGCGCGTGCGCGGTCAGGAGGGCCTGGGCGAGCTGCACCACGGCGGGGATGGTGACGTCTTCGGGGTCGGGTCCGGCGCTGATGCGCTCGGTCACCGTGAGGGGGATGACGGCGGGGGTGTAGGGAGCCTGGTAGGTGTACGCGGCGGAGCGGACGGCGTCCGCGTGTGTGGGGGCCTGGACGGTCTCCAGAAAGTCCGGCTCGTAGTCGTAGGGGGAAGTGATGATGGCGGGCC